ACGAAACGCGCGGCGAAACAGAAAAACGAAAATATGTGGCCCCAGGACCGGCGGATGCCGAAAGCGGCCCTGACCTGCGGCTTACCGAGGAAGTGGTTACCGATGAGGAATCTGTTCGCCCGCCTGTTCCGGCCCGCTCGGCGTCAGATCGCCGGCGACAACTCCGTACAGATCATGGGCGACAACATCTCGATGACGTTCTTCGACGAACTCAATCCCTGGCGCGACGCCGGTGTGATCGCCCTTCATTCGCACACCGCCGAGGAACCGTGCGATGAGACCTGCTCGGTCTACGAGCGCTAGGCGGCGGGGAATGAAAGCCGCCGTCCTGATCGACCTTCTTCTTGCCCATCTGTGCACGGGATTGGGCCTGCATGAGTACGCCGACGAGCTATATCGATCGGCCGTGGAGGCGGTGAATCAATGGGAGGCAGAGGTTCCGGCCGCATCGGCAAGCCGACGCACCTGAAGGTACTCGAAGGCGTTCAGGAGAGCCGCATCAATCGCGACGAGCCCGTGCCGGCCGAAGCGTCCCTGCAACCGCCGGTGGAATTGGACCCCGCGGCGCGCGAGGTCTGGGATCGCCTGGCGCCGGACATGATCGAGAAGAACGTACTCACCAACTGGGACCTCGACCAGTTCGCCGTCTTCTGCGATGCGGTCGCGGTCTACCACGAATGCAAGTCCCTGATGGGCAACAACTACACCGAGCGCGGCGCTGCCGGCGGTGTCATCAAATCGCCGTACTGGCAGATCATGCGCGACTGCCAATCGATCATGACGCAGATCGGCGCCCGGTACGGACTAACACCCAGCGACCGCGCGGGCCTCGCCGTGGGCGGTAACGAGCCCGAAGAGGGCGCAGGCGCGGAAAGGCTGCTGTCTTGAGTGAACCCGTGGAATCCGAATCGGCCGAGCTGCTGATGGAGCGGATCGAAATCCGGCGCGTGATGCGGGCTGGCGGCGAAGAAGTCGTCTCGATGGAGGCGGTCGATGCGCTCGGCGAGCCGATGGGCGTCTTCGAGGCCATGAACCTGCTCGAGTTCTCGAAGGTCCAGCTGATGACCGACATGGTTCGCAGCCTCATTTTCGACGAAGAAGAAGACGAGGACGAGGACTGATGAGCGATATTGCAGGCGAATTGCGGCAGGTTGTCGCCGAATTGAAGGTCATCGCACCGGGATTGACGCATATTCACGCCCAGATTGACGGGATTCTGTCGAAATTGGACGGTCAGGCAGTGGTTCCGGCGTTCGACATCGGTCCGGTTATCGGCGGCACCATCCGTGTTGCGTCCGAAGATGCGCCGCCCGAGGCGATCCTCAGTCCCTCGACGTGGACCGCGATGGCGTTCAACCCCGAGTTCGAGGCCGGCGTGAAGATTCCGACCAACGCCAAGCGGGTCCTGGAGATCGAGGACGACGAGCCGGCCGAGGAATGGGACGAAGACGAAGATCTCGCCCACCTCGACGACGAAGACGAAGGCAATGAGCCGGGAGACGAACCCGACGCTGCCTGAGTGCGGCTTCGTACTCGACGGGATCGAGTGTCACGAGGTCGGCGATCACTTCTGTGTTCCGCGCGCGGACCATTGCCAGAAGTTCATCGAGGAGCTGTGTCTCCATACCAAGGGCCAGTTCTTCCGGAAGCGGTTCATCCTCGCCGATTGGCAGCGCGACGAGATCGTGCGGCCGTTGTTCGGCGAGGTCGAATGGTCCGAGGAGTTCCAGGCGTACAAGCGCCGCTACGAGATTGCCTGGATCGAAGTCGCCCGCAAGAACGGCAAGACCGAACTCTTGGCCGCGCTGATGCTGTATCTGCTCGTCGCGGACTCCGAAGAGTCGGCCGAGATCTACGGCGTCGCCAAGAACCGTGAGCAGGCGTCGCTTTGCTTCGACGTGGCCGCGCAGATGGTCAATTTGCAGCCGGTGCTGTCGAAGCGGCTGAAGATCATCAAGCACAAGAAGCGCATCTACGACGCCAAGACCAACAGTTTCTATCAGGTGATCGCGGCCGACGCCGGCGGTGCGCTCGGTTCGAACCCGCACGGCGTCGGCGCCGACGAGATTTGCGCCTGGCACGACGGCGGCATGTGGGACTCGATGCGCACCGGCATGGGTTCGGGCGCGCGGCGGCAGCCGATGATGATCGCCGCGACCACCGCGGGCACCGACACCGAGTCTTTCGCCGGGAAGATGCACCGCGAGATGTTGGCCAACTGGGAGCGGGCCGACGACGATCCGGAGAAGCTGCACCACATCTTCGCGTTCATCCGCAACACCCCGATGGACGCTGATCCGTGGGATGAGTCGCAGTGGTATCACGCATCGCCCGCGCTGGGTGACTACCTCTCGATCGAGGCGTTCCGCAAGCAGGCGGCCGAAGCCAAGGCTAATCCGCTGCTGGAGAACGGGTTTCGCGTCCTCAAGCTCAACCAGTGGACGACGCAGGCCGTGCGCTGGATGCCGATGCACCTCTACGACGAGGCGGCCGGCCCGACGTATTCGACCGCACGGGAAGCGCGCGAGGTATTCACCGGCTGCGACTGCTGGTTCGGGCTGGACCTTGCTGCGCGCCAGGACCTTACGGCGATGGCGTATCTGTTCCCTGCCGACGACGGCAGCGTGGATCTGCTGTATCGGTTCTGGTGCTGTGAAGCGGCGCTGGCGAAGCTGGACAAGCTCAACGGCGGCCGATTCGTGCGCGAGTTCGTCGAGGGCGGATGGCTGACCGTCACCGACGGCGATGTCCTGGACTTCCAGAAGGTCTACGACGACATCGAGGCGGACTCGATGCGGTTCAACCTTCTCGGCGGTGACGCGGACAAATGGTCGTCGGACCCGGTGCTGCAGGAGATTCAGAACCGCATCTACGTACCGGACGACATCTTCGCCTACCAAAACGACTACAACCACATGTCCGATTCGATGCATCGGATTCTGGAGATGGTCATCGAGAAGAAGTTCCGCACACACGGAAATCCGTTGGCGCGGTTCTGCTTTGAAGGCGCGGAGGCGCGCATCGCGAGTTACAACCCCGACCTGGTGAAGCCGGACAAACCCGATCGCAACACCGCATCCAAACGTATCGACGCTGTTCCCGCATCAATCATGGCCGTCAATGCGTGGTGGACCCGCGGCGGCATCGGCGAAATGTCGGTCTACGCGACACGAGAGCCCATGGTTGTGGGATTGGAGGGCTGATTGTTGTTCGGAAAGACCTCCCTGGGCGACGTGGTGAAAGAGTGCCTGTGGGTCACGACCATCGCAGGGCTGCCCAACTTCGCCGGCGTGCTGCTCAAGGTGCATGTCGGAAAAGACGGGGTGCACTACGAATTCGCCGACGTGAAGCCCGAGGGCTCGACCGTGGGCGCTGACGGCGCCTTCTTCATTCCCAAAGAGCACGTCGCCTACATGCAGAAGGCAACCCGTGCTGCTGTCTAACGGGCAGGCGCTCTCTATTGCGCCGCAAGCACTTTCGGAGTTGGTGCCGCAACTCGAGCTGTCGTACTACTACCCCGACGGCATCGGGATGGAGCTGGAGCGCAACTTCGCGCTCTACGGCGAGATCTACAAGCGCAATCCGTGGGTGTTCACCGTAATCGACAAGCGCGCAAAGGCTTTGGCGCGTCTGCCGCTCGAGGTGTGGAACGAGAACGGCGACACCCGCGAACTCGACGAGACCTCCGACTACGCCAAGCTCATCGCCGATCCGTGCCGCGGGTTCATGGACCCCTACTCGTTCTGGCACTGGGTGCTGTCGACCTGGGATATCTACGGTGAGGCGTTCCTCGCGATCTACCGGCGGCCGAACGGTCAGCCGTTCCTGCTGCTGCCGATGCATCCGACCCGGGTGGCGATCAAGCGCGATCCGGATACCGGTCGCTACACCTACCTGTTCCAGGGCGGCCCGCTGTCCAACGGCGACGGGCTGATTCAGTTCGACGAAGCCGATGTCGTCCCGTTCAAGTCCTACAACCCCGTGCATATCGAGCGCGGGCTGTCGAAGCTCGAGCCGCTGCGCTCGACCCTGATGAACGAGGATTCGTCGCGCAATGCCACCTCGGCGATGTGGCGCAACGGCGGCCGGCCGCTGATCTCGCTGGAGACAGACAAGGTTCTCGGCGACACCGGCCTGAAGAACGTCCAGGCGGCATATCAGGCGCTTCACGCCGGCAGCAACAACTACGGCAAAGCGTTGGTGCTCGAGCACGGCGTGAAGGCCAACCCGATTCAGCTGACAGCGGTCGAGATGGAGTTCATCAACTCTCTCAAGCTCGACCGCGAAGAGATCTGCGCCGTCTATGACATCGCCCCGACGATGGTCGGAATCCTCGAGCACGCGACGTTTTCCAACATCAGCGCCCAGATGCGCGCGTTCTACCGCGACACCATGGCGCCGGTGATCGAGGCGATCGAGTCTGTTGTAGACACCTACGTCGGCGCGCAGTTCGGCACCTACCAAAAGACCAAGCGCGTGGCCCGGTTCGCGGTCGACGAAGTGATCCGCGGTGACTTCGAGGTCCGCGCCGAGGCCGGTTCGCACATGATCCAGGCCGGCATCGCCACACCGAATGAGGTGCGACACCTGTTGGGGCTCAGTCGATCTGACGATCCGATGGCCGACAAGCTGTTCGCCAACGGCACGATCCAGCGCCTCGGACAGCCGATGGAGCAGATTCGGCTGCAGGGTGAGCTTGCCTCCGACCCCGACGGTATTCCGCTGCAGCAACCGGCCGCGCCGCTGCCTCTGCCGAACCCTGCCGCACCGAAACCCGCTGCGCCACGGGCGAATCTGCCGTCCAAGCCTCCCGCGCTGCCTGCCGCACCGCCGAAGCCGGCGGCCAAGCCGAAGCCGAAGTCGCTGGACTACTCGTTGCCTCCGCTGCGTGAATTCAAGGGCGGTGTGGGCCGAGGCGAGCGCATCGAGGAATTGGCGCTGCGCCTGGGGGAGAAGTACCCCGATCATCTGCACGAAATTCTTGTCGCTGCCGAGATTGCCATCTTCGAGCAGAACAAACAGAGGATGTGAATCTACGTGGCCAAGGTCATTCACAAGGCTGTCGCCGATATCGAGAACGCCGATCTGGAATCCGACGCATTCCCCAATGGCGGCTTCACTGCTGTTCTCACGACCCCGAGTGTGGATCGTGACGGCGATGAGTTGCAGGCGGAAGACTGGAACGAATTGCCCGACCGCATTCCGATCGATATCGACCATGGAATGACCGTGGCCACCACCGTCGGCTCGGGTCATCCGTATTGGGATGAGACCGGCAAGCGCGTGATGATCGACGTCGCATTCTCCTCGATTCCCCGGGCGCAGGAAACGCGCACCCTGGTCAAAGAGGGACACATCCGCGGCATCTCGGTGGCATTCCTGACCGACCGGACCAAGAAGGATGGCACGCCGCGCCGGGAACTGCTGAACGCCGGCATCGTCGCGATTCCCAGCAACAGGGATGCCGTGATTCTCGACGCGAAGAGTGTCACGCCCGAGGTTGAGCAGTACCGCGAGCGCGATGCCCTGATCGTCGGTAAGGCGGTGTCCGGCAGTCTCGAAGACCTCGGCCGGCGCATCTCCGGCGCGCTGGACAAGCTGTGTCCGCCGGATTCCTACCCGTGGACTCGGGCGACCTTCCTCAACGACGACGGCTCGAGCGGCACGGTTGTGTACGAACTCGGCGGGGACACGCTGGCGCGTGACTTCACCGACGACGGCGCAAGCGTGACGTTGGCCAACGATGTACGCGCGGTCGAGCTGACCACCGTGGTCCAGCCCAAGTCGCTGACCTCCAAGGCCGAGACCAAGGGGTCGCAGGCCGAGACCAGCCTGATCCAGGGCATCCACGATGCCGCCTGCCATCTCGGTGCGACCTGCGCCGGTCAGCAGACCGAACAGGGCGAGCCCGACCCGGACTCCGGCGCCGACGATGGCGCGAACAGCAAGAGCACCGGCGCGGTGACTCTGACGATCAAGCCGGAACTGGATATGCCGGCGTTTCAGGAACAGCTGGAAAAGCTGACCGCCCTGACAAAGTCTTCCGGCGACGAGCCGGATTCGCCACACAAAGATGATGAATCGGCACCCGCAGACGCCGCTTCCGAGGCCGCTTCCGAACAGGAACCCGCCGCAGAGGAATCCGCCGAAGCCGCTGTTGATAATTCCGATGAAGTGGCAGAGAAGCAGGCCGCCGAATTGATGGCGTCGCTGCTCGATTCAGATCTGCGAATCTCGCAACTGATTTTCTGACAATTCCACTGACCGTTTAACGCAACCCGGAATTCATCGAATTCGCGGGTGGGCCGGTCATTGTCTTTTGAGAGGGCAAAATGCCTACACGTATTGAACTCGTCGAGGCGGGCGAAAAGATTCGCAAGTCCGTCACCGACATCATGGCGGACGAGAAGCTGACCGGTGCCGAGCGCATCGAGAAGCTGAAGAAGATCGAAGAGGACAAGAAGTCCTATGACGCCGAGGTCGAGGCGGCCGATCTGGTCGATTCGATCAAGAAGGGTCTGCCCGCGGAGCCGGGCGTTGCGGCCGAACTGAAGCAGAAGCAGGCGGAGGATTTCGGCGTCGGCGACAACCCGTATGTCACCGACTTCACCCCGGGCCGCAAGCGCGCTCAGCTGGCGATGGCTCTGATGCGGTCGCCGCAGATGAAGTCCATGATCGACGCCCTGGGCGGCAAGAAGGGTACCGACAACGGTCAGCTCCGCAGCGAGTTCGACCACAAGTTCGAGCTGTCGCTCAAGGATGCGACCGCCGCGAACAACGTCATGGGTGAAGGTCTGTACGGCAGCACCGGTCCGACGGCCGCGGGTCAGAATCCGTTCCTGCCCGGCGCTTTCGGTCAGGGCATCCAGCCGAACTGGCTGCCCGGAATCGTGGAGCAGCGTTTCTACAACCTGACCGTCGCGGATCTGATCTCCTCGATTCCGACCACTTCGCCGAACCTGTCGTACCTGGTGGAGGCTACCGCCAACTTCCAGGCCGGCGCGGTCGCCGAGGGTGGGCTCTACCCCTTCAGCTCGGGGACCTTCTCTCGGGTCTACGAGCAGATCGGCAAGATCGCCAACGCGATGGAGTTCACCGACGAGGTTGTCCGTGACGCTCCGATGCTCTACTCGTTCCTGCAGTCTCGCCTGATCGAGGGCATCCAGCGCCAGGAAGAGGTGCAGCTGCTCGCCGGCGGCGGTGTTCCGGGTGTCAACGGCCTGCTGAGCCGTAGCACCGGCTTCACCACTTCGGCCACCTACGCCGCCGAGACGAACGTGGTCATTCCGGCCGCTTCGACTGCTGGTGTCGGTGCTGTGGCCGCGACCATCGCGAGCCTGACTCACGGCCGCGAGATCGTCGGCGATGTGCCGAGCAAGGCGCCGACCGGTCAGCAGATCGCCGAGGGTGTTCTGAACGCCGCGCTGGACATCCAGCTGGGTCTGTTCCTGAACCCGACCGCGATCATCATGAACCCGATCGACTACAACACCGTGCGGCTGGCCAAGGACAGCACCGGTCAGTACCTCGGTGGGTCGTTCTTCGGTGCCGATTACGGCAACGCCGCGAACCAGCCCATCGGCGCGCTGGCCGGCGGGCAGACCCTGTGGGGAATGCGCGTGGTGTGCACTCCGGCCATGCCGAAGGGCTACATCCTGGTCGGCTGCTTCGATCCGGGCGTCATCCAGGCCGCGCGGCGTGAGGGCATCTCGATGCAGATGACCAACACCAACGGGACCAACTTCGTCAACGGCGAAGTCACCCTGCGGGCCGAGGAGCGGTTGGGCCTGATGGTCTACCGCCCCAAGGCTTTCCAGCTGGTCAAGCTGGTCAACGGCGCTGCGTCCTGATCCATCTCCGACTCACCTGCGGCGGCTCGCTAATTCCGGGCCGCCGCGAGTGGTCGCACTCATATCGATTGGAGGCGTAGATGCCTGAGTCGTACGCCGATGACTACACCATGCGCCTGATCGCGGGTACCCATCCGGACCCTCGCGTCGCCGCCCGGTGGCTGGTGCCCGACAACGCCGCAGCCAAGCTGGCCGAGGACGAGCCCGAGGCGGAAGAGGTCGAGACGAAAGTTGTTGCCGCACCGCGCAAACGAGGCCGTGCACGCACCGCAGAGGCGGAGACGAAGTGACAACCCGCGTCTCCGACGTGATCGGAACCAAGACCGAGGAGCAGGCGCACGCCGACTGGCTGAAGAAGGCGGAGACGCCGGCCGAGGCCGAGAAGATGGCATCCAAGATCGCTGAGTACGAGAGCCTGCGCCGCCCGATCCGGATGAGCGACATCGCCTGATGCCGTCGTACCTGGTCAACGACCCGGAGAATCCGCCGGTCTTCGATCCGCTGCAGTACGCCTCGGACTATGTGCGCGCCTATTGCCGGCAGAGCTTCACCTACGTCGAAGACGACGTTGTTGTGGTCGATCCGTGGCCGGATTCGTCTGCGTGGCTTCCGGAATGGCCGGTGGAGTCGGTGTCGAATGTCCAAGCGTGGCTGTTCGATCCGTCGACCGGCGCGTTCTCCTGGACCGCGCTGACCAACTGGGCGTGGACCACTCAAGGCCGGATCTACGACACCACGCCCGTGGTCGTCGGGGTGATGAGCGCACCGTACCCGTCGTGGCCGAAACTGCCTGAGTCGCTTCGGGTTACCTACACCCACGGCTTTCAGACGATTCCGGACGATCTGCAGAGCGTTGTCCTGCGGATCGCGGCCGATGTGTCCGACAACCCTGGCTCGGTGCACTCGGAGAAGGTCGGCGACGTCACGACGGTGTGGGCCAACAATCCGGTGGCCGGCACCGCGGGCGCGCACGTCACTCTGCGCGATCAGGACAAAGCCATTCTCGACAAGTATTCGCGGGTCAGCATCGCGTGAAAAAGCTCGGCAACGACACCATCGTGTTGCTGTTGCGCACCGATGGCGCGGTGGATCGCCTCGGCGTGAAGCAGAAGAACGTCAACCATGTTTCGGTGCCGTATTCGTCGTTTCAGCCGGCGACCGACACCGAATCCGACACCAATACCGATTCCACGATCTCGAAAGATCGCGTCTACTGCCCGCCCACCACGGATGTGCTGAGCGCGAAGACGACCGACGGTATCGAATACAACGGCGTCACCTACGAGATTTACGGCGATCCGGAACCGTGGACCGACCGCAAAGGCGTGATTCATCACGTCATGTTCTTTGTGCGCAAGGCGAGGGGGTGACGCCGTGGCGAAGGGCGCGGAATACTCGATCAATCACGCGGTGATCGCGCAATTGCTGAAGAACGACCCGGCGGTTTTCGCTGCGGTATTCGGCATCACCGAGGCGGCGATGGAGCATTGGAAATCCATCGCGCCGGTGAACAGGCATGGCGATATCAACGCCGGCAAGCCGCACACCCTGAAATCCGGTTACGTCGACAATCCCGGCGACTACAAAAAGTCGATCCGCATGCGCATGATCAAAAACCCGACGCGCATCAAGGGCCGTGTCGAGGCCACCGACTACAAGTCCTACTGGCTCGAGGGCATCAAGACGGTGAACGCCCACAACGACCCGCCGCCCGAGCCGATGTTCCACACCCTCGCGTGGCTGATGGCCTCTGGCCTGGCGATTGCCGACAGCAAAGAGAACACCGGCGACGCCGGTGGCGAGGCCGCGTAGTTCTCGTGTTCATCGATCACGAAGAAATGCTGGTGGGCTATCTGCAGCCCATTTCGCCCGGGAATGTGTCGGCGGAAATGCCGAACGACCCTGATCTTCCGTTTGTTCTCGTGACTCGCTTGAGCGGTGGGGACGACCGGATCACCGAATTCGCCATCATGGAGATTTCGGTATTCCACAACAGCCGATCGAGCGCGTCATCTTCGGCGCGCTCTATGCATTCGATGATGCTCAATCTGAAACCCTCCACCCTCGGCCTGGCCGCGGGCGGTGTTCCGGTGCGCATTGATCGGGTGTCAACCATTCATGGCCCGTCATGGATGGATTACCGCGACGAAAACCTACGCCAATACACGGCCCGGTACGTCATCGAGTCGCGGGTTCACTCGCAAAATTCCTAGCAGGAGATTCACATGGCCTACAATTTGTGGGATTCCATCTTCACTGGGAACGACACCCGTATTCGCAAGGCGCTGTACGGGTCGTTCCTCATCCGGGATTGGGACGGTGCGAACACCTCGCTGTCGTCCTATTCGCCTTTCGATCCGACCACCGGTAATCTGAGCACCACTCTGCTCACCACCGACGGCTGGACCGACCCCGGAATGATTTCGGAGAACGGCGTCCAGTTCAACCCGAAATATACGACCAACGAGACGATGGTTTGGCAGTCTCGTGTGGCCGCGCGTACCGACGTCACCCAGGACGAGGAAGAGTGCACGGTTTCGTTCATGGAGGGCACGCCCACCATCGACGAGCTGAACTACCAGCTTCCCCTGGGCTCGCTGCCGGCCATCGGCACCTCCGGCTTCGCGGTGGCCAAGCCGAACGTCCCGCAGATGCAGTACCGGCAGGTGCTCGCGCTCGGTGTCGACGGCTCGACCGGTGACAACGAGTACTTCGCGATCCTGTTCAGTCGGTGCTTGGTGACCAAGGTCGACAAGTTCGACTTCTCGGCCAAGGACGCGATTCAGGCGCAGTTGACCTTCTCGGCTTACCCCGACCCCTACAGCGGTTTCGCCGTCAAGCGCTTCCGTGAGGGTCCGGCGTGGCGGGCCGCGGGCGGCACCACCGCGACTCCGGGCACCGTCACCGCGACCGCTGTCGCCGGCGACAAGGCGCACTTGGTCTTCGCGGTGCCGGCCTCGACCAATGGGCCGTGGACCTACACCGTCTACGAGCGCACTCCGGCGACCAGCGGTACTCCGACCGCTCTGGGCGTGGGCGATGTGACCGTGATCGGTACCTCCGGCGGCAACGTGACCCTCGAGGTCAACGGTCTGACCACCGGCGACACCTACGACTTCGCTGTGACCGCTACCGGTTCCAACGGCTCGGTGTCGGCGATGACCGCCTACTCCAGCTCGATCACCGCTATCGCCTGATCGAGCCCTAGACCCCGGTGGCGTGCTTATCGGCTGGGCACGCCACCGGGACTCACCTTCCAGCCGAGACAGCCGAAAACCCTTACAGCCGAGGAGCTTTACCAATGGCAGCACGCAGCAAACCGGTCGACACCAACCGCTTCACTCTCGACGCCTTCGAGGCCGTCTTGGTCGAGGCGCTGGGCGAAAAGCCTGGTGTCACACTCGAACTCAAGGATGGGACCGAGGTCTACATCCCGCACCCGGCGACCGTCGATGACGAGCAGCTAAAGGCGATCGAGCGCGTCCAGAATCTTCGCGATCTCGACGAAGAGGAATACACCGACGACAACGGCGAGATCAAGACCCGCCGGATCGAGAAGATCAACGGTGTGGACGCCGATCCGTTCGCGGTGCGTCTGGCGCGCGCGATCCTCGGGCCGGCCGATCACGCACGGTTCATCGCCGGCGGAGGCAAGTCCGCCATCGCGCTGCAGGCGTGGGACTGGCTGACCCGCAAGGACGAGGAAGAGGGGACCGGAGCGGAGGACCCAAAACCCTCGAAGTGATGGCGGTGGTGAGGGAATTCCCGACCGAAGTCGAGTCCGACCTCCAATGCCACTGCAACGGCACCGACATACGCGACTGGATCAGGTGGGTCTTCCGAGGCGAAGGCAACCTGACCAGTCGCCGTATGTGGGCGCTGATGCTTCACCTCCCCGACAAAGGCGCGGTGAAAACCGCTCTCCGCGAAGGTGATTGGGACGAGGAGCGCTACATCCTCGCTCGGATCGCCAACGAGATGATCTTCTCCCGCGCCGACTTCGCCAACGTGCACGGCGGCAAGTCCGACCCGGCGCCGCTGCTGTCTCCGAAGCAGGCGGCCGAAGACGAGGCCGAGAAACAGGCCGCGCGCGACGTGCGCTCGCTGATCCGCGCACAGATCCATGGCGAGTTCGTCGCACCCGCACAGCCGGGCCGCGAGTTCGTCGGCGAGGTCCAGCACAACAAGGCGATCACCAAGAACACCGTGGGGGGTGAAGTGTAGTGAGCGGTTCCGGCGCGAAAGTCTTCCTGGACATTATGCCCAGGATGGGGGCGGGCGAACTCGACAAGGTTCTCAACCGTGTCTCGGGTCGCGTCGGAACCTTCTCGCAGGACATGAACAAGTCGCTGGGGTCCGGCATCGGAACCGCAGCGTCTTCCGCGATGGACCGCGAGGCCGCGCGCATCGACACCGCGATGAAGACGGCGCAGGCCAACGTCAGTCGCTCGCTCGAAGGCATCGCCAAGTCGCAGGACTCGCAGATCGTCAACCTCGCGAAATATCGTGCGGCGCAGCAGAACTACGCCGAGACGATCGCGGCCGGCTACGAAACGTCATCCTCGCGCGGGATCAGCGCACTGGCCCGCCTCGAGTCGGCCGAGTTCCGTTACCAGGGCTCGCTGAAGGCCACCGAGACGGCCGCACGCGATCACGCCGCGGCGATGGCTGCGATGAACGAAGCGCAGCGCGACCAGGCTGCGTTCCACGACGCGCAGGCCGCCTCTATGGGGCGGGTCGCCAAGGCGGCCACCACCGTGGTTGCCGGCGTAGGCATCGGCATGGCCGTGGCGATGGGCGAGGGCGCGAAGAAGGCGGCCGACCTCGATCAGCAACTCACGCTGCTGGTCACCTCTGCGGGTGAGTCGACGAAGAACATCGGCGGCCTGCGTGACGGAATCCTGGACCTGCAGGCCAAATACGGTTACAGCGCAACCGATCTCGCGCAAGCACTGCGCACGGTCGAGCAGGCCGGCTACCACGGCTCCGACGCGCTGACCGTCCTGACCGGCGCGACCAAAGAGTCGGTGCTCGAGAACGCGAACCTCAAAGACGTCGCGGACTTGATGACGACCACGATGGCCGACTACGGCGACCAGCTCTCGGCCACCGGCGACGTGCAAGAGATGGTCAACAAGACCATGAGTACGCAGGTCGCGGCGATCTCTCAGTCGAAAGCCACCCTCGACGAGTACTCCAAGTCACTGGGCTCGGTCGAGGAGATCGCGCACAACACGCACCTGAACCTGTCGGATCTCAACGCCTCGTTCGCCGAGATGACGCAGCACGGCATCACGCCGCAGCAGACCACCGATTACCTGCGCGCGAACATCCGCTCTCTGAGCGGGCCCTCGCAGCAGCAGCTCTCGGAGTGGGGTCAGCTCGGCCTCAGCAAGCAGCAGGTGCAGGACAGCCTCAGCAAGCAGGGCATCGCGGCCACCGACGAGATGATCTCGCAGTCGATCCTGCAGCGGATGTCATCTCAGGGGCCCGATGGGCGCCTGCTGCTCAACGCCTTCAACACCTCGAAGGATCAGCGCGAATCCGCGGACGTGATGTTGTCGGCGATGGCGACGCGCAGTCCCGAATCTGCCGCTATCGCACAGCGATTCATGACGGCCGAGAGTGTGGCCGCCGCCAATCCCGACGTGGGCGCCAGCGCCGCGGCGACCTCGGGAGCACAAGAGACTTTCGCGAAAGACGTTCGCGGACTGCCCCTCGACGAGCAGGCGATGCTCAAACAGTGGGCGACGACCTACATGAAGTCCCAAGGCTTCAACGACATGCTGCGCCAGGGCAAAGGCTCGTCGCAGACCTACATCGAGGCCATGAACCGCGCGATGGGTACGCAGGAGGCGTCCCAGACCGCACAGAACCTCACCGGCGCCAACTACGGAGGCGTGCTCGATCGCCAAGGCAAGATCGACAAAGGCGTCGACATCGACAAAGAGGTCACCGAGCAGCAGGACAACCTCAAGGCCAAGACCCGCGATCTCACCGGCGCATTCAACTCGCTGGAGACCAAACTCGGCGAGGCGACACAGGGCCCGCTGAAGTCGTTCGTCGATGAGCTGACCAAGGCCGTCAAGTGGCTGACTGATCACCAGAACGTGATGCAGGGCCTTATTCTCGCGGCCGGCGGCGCTGCTGCGGCACTGCTGGCCATCAAGACCATCAATATGGTCGGCGGCCTGTTCGGTCGCTCGACCCTCGCCGGAGACATCATCGCCGGCACCGCGCGCAAGGGCAAGCAGGGCGTCCAGAAGGCCGCCAGTGCGCTCGGCAAGGGCGGGGCGGTTGCCGCCAACTACGTCGGCTCGTACTCCGAGGAAGTCGCGGCCGTAGCCCAAGGCGCACGCGAGGGCGTCGCCTCGGGACTGGCCTCGATGAAGGCCGGCGCGCTCTCGGGGCTGTCGACGGCGAAAGACGTTGCCACCAATCCCGGATTCGCCACGGATGCCGCTCGGGCGAAGGCGAAGCAGACCGGCAACGCGGCCGTGGACAAGGCCGGCCAGATGATCTATGTCCCCGGCGCGCTGGGGTCCAAGGCCGCCGATTTCAGTGATCGAGTTGGCCTGACTGCAGCGGGTATGGCCGCGAGCGAGAAGGCGTCGAAAGCCGGCGGGAAGCTACGGGGCCTCACCGGCAAACTGAAGGGCGCCGGCGGCAGGCTCGGCGGTATCGGCATGGGCATCGCCGCGGCCGGTTTGCCGATCGCGATGATCGCCGGTTCCGGGAAGGCCAACGCTGACGACGGCTCCGGGGGCGGAGACAACGGCATCGATTGGCAGTCCTACGCCCTCGATGCGGCGATGATCGCCCCGGCGGTGCCCGGTGTGTTCGGCGCGGCGAAATCCGTTGGCAAGGGCGCTGTTTCGGTCGCCAAGAAAATCCCCGGGGCGGCCTTGAAGGCTGTGAGCGTCGTGGGGGACGTGGCCTCGACGGTCGGCGACTTCGGTGCTGGCGCGGCAACCAAGGCCGTCTCCGCGATCGGCGCTGCCGGCAAGGCGGTCAAGGACTTTCAGGTCGGCGCGAAGCTCGCCCAGACCGCGACAAAGGCGTGGGAGGTCGCGCAGGTCGCGCTCGACGTCGTACTGAATGCCAACCCGATCGGGCTGGTCGTGGCGGCCATCGCGGCATTGGTCGCGGGCGTTATCTACGCCTACACGCATTTCCAGTGGTTCCGCGACATCGTGAACGATGTCTGGGGCTGGATCAAGAAATTCGCGGCGTGGATCGCCGACGAATTCATGAAGACCTGGAACAACGCGCTGAACGACCTGAAGGCGATCTGGTCGTTTATCTACGACAAGATCTTCAAATTCTATATCGATCAGGTCAAGACGTATCTGACCGATTTCATCGGCTACTTCAAGAACGTCGGCAAGGGCATCGGCGACGTCCTTTCCGGAATCAAGGATTTGTTCTCCGGCAACACCGAGGGCATCAAAAAGATCTGGGACGGCCTCAAGGAAATCGCCGCCGCGCCAGTGAAGTTCGTGATCGATACCGTCTACAACGACGGCATCGTGAAGCTGTGGAACGGTGTGGCGAGCGTATTCCACCTCGATTCCATGAAGCTGACTCCGATTAATTTCGGTGCCTCCGGTGGTGGTATTGCACCAGACTGCAGTGGTGTTGTCAACGCGGCCGGCGGAACCGTTCTTCCGGGATACACGCCGGGGCGCGACTCGATTCCCGCGATGCTTTCCCCGGGCGAGGGTGTGGCCGTTCCGGAATTGGTTCAGGCCATCGGTCCGGGCAATTTCATGGCGCTCAATCGCAAATTCTCGCGGGGCCGTCCGTCGGCGAACGAGAAGGCGGGTCTGCCCATTCCGCACGCCGAGGGCGGCGGCATCTTCGGCGATATCGGCGGCGCGATCGGCAAGATCGGTGGAGCGGTCGGTCACGGACTGTCCGACGCCTGGGACTTCGCCAAGGACGCGGGCAAGATCCTCTCCGACCCGATCGGGTACATCAAGAAGGCTTTCGAGGCAATCACCAAGAAGGCCACCGACTTTGGCGATTCGTCCGAGTGGGCGCACGCGCTGATCACGTTCCCGCACTCGGTGATGGACGCGGTGGTCGACTGGGTGAAGGCGCACGTCGGTCTCGGCGGCAGTGGCCGGCCCGGCGACACTCCGGTGACCGTCGGCGCCAGCGCGGAACAGTGGCGGCCTCTGGCGATGCAGGCACTCGCGGACGAGGGCTACACCCCGCCCGAGGCGTACATCGACGCGATGATCGCCCAGATCCAGACCGAATCGTCGGGTAACCCCAACGTCTACCAGCAGGTCCAGGACGTCAACTCGGGCGGCAACGAAGCCGCGGGCCTGCTGCAGGTCATTCCGTCGACCTTCGAGGCGTACCGCGACCCGAAAGACCCGGACAACCGCCTGGACCCCAAGGCCAACATGGATGCCGCCCTGCGGTACATGCGCGGACGCTACGACGGCGATATCAACGGCGTCTGGGGTCACGGCCACGGTTACGCCGGCGGTGGTATCGCTCCGGGCGGTGTCCATCAGCCGAAGTCGGGCGCCGACAAAGACTCCGGCGACATCTACACCCCGTCGACCCCGAAGGCCAAGAAGCAGAAGAAGCAGGCCGACGACACCGCGATCAAGCGGGCGTGGGCCTGGATTCAGTCGGTCGCCGGCCGCCCGTACAACTACGGCACGGACCTCGACTGCTCCGGATTCCTGTCCGGCGTCTACGACTCGCTGCTGGATCACCCGATCGGCCGCGCGTTCACCACGGTCAGCGACTTCGCCTCGCTCGGCTTCAAAAAGGGCATGGGCGGGATCTTCTCGATCGGCGTCAACCCGAAGCCTGATCAGGCCGGCCACATGGCAGGTCTGTTCAACGGGCACCGCATCGAGTCCGCCGCCGGCAAGGGTATCGCGGTCGACGGTGCGGCCATCGGGCCCGACGACCCGATGTTCTCCGACCACTGGTTCCTGCCCGGGTCGATGTTCGTCCCTGCCTACACAGGCAAGGGCGCGAACTCCAACTCGGCCGAAGGCAAGATGGACAACGCCGCGAGTGCGGCATCGGAGAAGGCGCAGAAGAAGCGCGATTCAGCCAACCACTACAACGAGCTGGTTCAGAAAGAGCACGACCAGGCCGGCAAGTATCAGCAGAAGATCGACGACTATCAGGCGAAGCTGGATAACGCCCAGGCGCATCTGAACCTCGCGATCACCGCGGCCGACAAGGCGAGCTGGACCAAGAAGGTTCAGACGTATCAGCGGGAGCTGGACAACGCGCGGACCGGTCAGCAGAAGGCCAATCAGCGCGCTGAGCAGTACCAGCAGAAGGCGGACAAGGCCAATTCCGACGCCGCCGACATGGACACCAAGGCGAAGACCTACAGCGACCGCGCCAAGGCCGGTCAGTTCGGCGAGAACGGCGACGGAACAAAGACCGGCAACGGCCAGAACGGCGATCAGCAGCAGCCCCACCTGATGACCCCGGTCGAGTTCGGGCAGCAGCTCGGCGGGCTGGCGGTGTCCGGCCTGCTCGAGACGTTCGGTCTGAACAACACGGTGTTCGCCGATCCGAACCAGTCGCCGATCTTCAAGGTCGCCAACGCCGCGATGCAGGCGAAATACGTTGGCCCGCAGAACATGCTGGACCAGCAGGCGCCCAAGGACGACAACAATTCGGGCAACGAGGATTCCGGCAGCGACACGTTCACCGTCTCGCCGGATTCCTACACCGACAACATGCCCTCGCCGTCGGACTACGGTACGCAGCCCACGCCCGAGGATGACGACGATTCCTCTCCGTCGATCTCTCCCGACACCTATGCCGGCGACGACATGGGTCAGGCGGAGGCCGACATCAACAACGGAGTCGTACCCAACGGCGCCGGGATCGCTGCCGGTCAGCGGGTTGAGAGCCGCGCGCAGGCGCAATCGCTGATGGACGCGCTGAAGAGCAAGCCCACCCACGATCAGGGCGGCTTCCTCAAAGAGGGTCTGCAGCTGGTCAACAACCTCACCGGCCGGCCCGAGCCTGTGCTCACGCCCACCGAGGGAGACAACCTCAAGGCGCTGGCCTCGGGCGGCACCGGCGACGACATGGCGCGGGCCTTGGTGCACATCGGCAGCCAAACGATCCACAACGGCGACTACCAGAAGGCCGCCAAGGAGGTCGTGCGCGAAATGAACCGATACCGGAAGAACGGCCGCTGATGGGGTGGAACTTCACCCCGGCGGTCACCCCCACGCCGATGGCCGTGAATTCCCTTCTGGGAGAAGACCTCACGGTCATCACCTGGGTCGGCTGGGATGGCTCACGGTGGCCGCTGTCGGGCGGTGTCGCCCCGGTGCCTGGTGCACAGGACGGCGCGTATCTGGTCGACATCAAGGGCTTGATGGCGCCGATCAAGCATCTCGACCAGGCGGGTGCGCGCCAAGACGGCGCTACCTGGGTGGACGCGCTGTACGACGTCGGCGAACTCGACATGACCGTCGATGTGACCGGGCGTGATCCGGCGTCGTTCCGGCGCTCGATGCGCGGGTTCGTCGATTCCTGGTCGATCCGCTCTACCGGCCGCCTGGTGTGGTTCACCTCGCAGTCGGGGGAGTGGTGGTTGGACTGCCGGCTGGGCAAAGAGTTCGGCGACGTCCTGAAGAACGCGCCGGCGATGATGAACCACCAGCAGATCTCGGTGGTCGCCCGCTACGACTTCCCGCTGTGGGCGTCGTTCGACTCCACCTCCGAGCAGATGGCCACCAGCGCAACGGTTCTCGTCGATCCGAACGGCCTCACCGCGCCGGGATTCCTGCCGCTGTGGAACCGGGGATCTGAGCCGGGATGGCCGCGGTATCTGGTGCAGGGCCCGGGCACATTCACGATCGGCAACAACGGTGGTGACGGATATGTCACCTTCGGCCCGCTCACCTTCGGTCAGCAAGCGCTGATCACCACGCTGCCCGGTCACCGCACCATCAAAGACCTTGCCACGGGGGTGAACTTGTACGACCTGCTCACCAACCGTTTCTCTGCCTCGGTCGCCCCGGGCGCCCAGGCGCATATCCCGGTATCTGTCACCGGCGCGCAGGCCGGCGTCACCGCGATCTTCGGTTCGTTGACTCCGTACCGGAAGTGGCCTGAGTGACTGCAGGATTCGATCTTTCGCAGATCGATCCGCGCCTGGCGTTTCAGGCGGCCGACATCATCGCCAACGGGAATCTTCCCGAGCGCGTGGGCGATGGCAAACCGCAGTTCCTCATCGAGGTCTACGACAAGGTGTACAACGTCGTCGGGGAGATCGACGACTATATCTCGGCCACGGTCAACTTCCAGCTGAACGGCCTCGGCACGGCCACGATCGTCATGAAGGGCGACGATCCGCTGTGGGAAACCGTAATGGCTTGCGGCACAACGGTTGTCCCTATCACGATCTGGGTCAACAACAAGCGGTGGTCGGGGCGGATCGATACGGCCGACGATGCGCGGGTCGATGGCGTAGACACCATCACTTTACAGTGTATAAGCGACTACGCCTGGTTCCAGAAAATCTGCGTGTGGCCAAACCCGTTCCTGCCCTTGGAAATCCAGGTGCCCAAAGAGGCGATCTACATCGGTCCCGCCTGCTCGGTGATCGCCACCATGATCACCGAGAACGCGATTCGATTGCAGGCCGGTTTCTGGGAGTGGCTGAACAACATCATCGACCCGCAAGCCTGGTTCGCCACCGCGATCGAAGGCCGCGGGCTGCTGACGCCGATTGCCGTTGTGCCCGTGGACCTTTTGCACGACCAGTCCAAGTGGGTCGCCATCACCTCGCAGATGGCATCGCTCGACACCCTGATCGATCAGATCACCAAGGACCAGGGCATCTCGGTCAGCGCGGAGCTGTGGCTGCCCGGCGAACCGCAACCGACCACGGCATTCACCCTGACCATTCCCACGATCGTGGTGAGAGTTGAGGACCGCTCCGGTATCACCGGGCCGACCGGCACCCTGGTCGACGGCGTGATTCGTGAGGTCGTCGACATCGCCGACGGCGCGTTCGGCGAGACGATCCAGCCGTTCACCGATTCCGAATTCGCCCCTCCCGGTGTGGATCTCGCGCCGATCTTCGGATTCCACTGGAAGCGGCCGTGGCTGCTGCTGACCGATCACCCGCGCTCGGGCGTCAAAGAGTTTCACACGATGGGCCACCACACCCAGGCGCACACCGTCATCTCCGGAGGACGATCGCCAACCTGGGTGAACAAGCTGATCGATCTCATCTTGGAGTTCGCGCTCTCGGAGATTCTGCTTGCGATCGGCGTGGTCGGAATCGCAAACACGTTGCTGGACGGAGTATTCGACAACATCATCCTCGCCTACCAGGAGATCGAGAACGCGCCCCGGCGCTTCGCCAACGGGCCCTACTGCTTCCCGGAGATCTTCGTCTCGGCCGGCTCTACCGCCTGGACCCTGAGCGAATTTTTCAACCTGTTCAACGGCATGTGGGACTCGCGCGGTTTCTACTCGTGGGAACTCATTTTCTACGACGGGGTGCCCTACAGCTTCGGATACGACTTCGATCTTGGTGATCTGGTCAGCTGGCTTCGCCGATCCAAGCTCTACACCGATTACGTCCTCGCCGTCCAGGCGACCGATGACCGCAACAAGCGCGTCGAAGTGACCGTCCAGGTCGGCGACAACAAGAGCCGCGAATCTCCGTGGGCCTCACTGCAGCGCAACCTATCTGGCCTTCAGGCCGCCATGCAAGCCGCCCTCTTGGCGCAGAACTAGAGGTGATCAATGACTGACTCCGTGACGTGGACCGGAAGCGTGGTCTTCACCGGCGCGACCGATCCATTGCAAACCGGCGTCGCCACACTGACCCTGACCCCGAGTGTCGGCCTGTCGAACCTGCCGGCGCTTGTGCAGGGTGACTCGGGCCTGCCTCCGGTGCTGAACTTCTCCACCACCACCTTGGCCGCCGGCGCGAGCGCCACCGTCACCGCGACGTTGGTCAGTCCCGGCGGCCCGGGCAGCGCGGCCGTGTACAACGTCGTGCTCGGCATTCCGCAGGGTGCGACCGGCGCCGCGGGCACCAACGCCACGATCAGCGGTGCGAGCGACCTCGAGGGCGGACCGCCCGGGGCCGGCACCGACGGCTATGTGATCGCCTGGAATCAGACCGACGGCAAATGGAAGATCAGCCAGCCGCGCAAGACCTTCGGCCCGTACTCGGTGCAGAACGGCTCTTTCGCGACCGCCTACAACGGCAACCTAGGCTCGTATCAGGTTGCGTCGGTGGGTATTCCGGCGATGCCATACGCCTGGCGTCCGGTTGTGCACGCGGGCCTGTACGCCACAGGCACGGTCAACACCCACGTCGATCTGGTCTGCCGCCTCAACAACCCGAGCACCGGCGATATCGTCGGCTACGGACTCGGACAGACAGGCGTCGGGCCGTACCCGATCGTCTGCCAGCCGGCCTTCGGCTCGTCGATCGCCAGCGGGTCCACCTACGCGCAGGTCGCGGCCGGTAGCTCGGCAACGCTGTATCTGGTTGCGCAACAGATCAATTCGACGACAGACAACTGGCAGACCGTGAACACCAACGGGTACTTCACGGTCGAGGTCGTGTCGGCCTGATGGCGGTACAGAGGACCGACCCCAGCATCGCCGGGGCCGGATACACGCCGTCGGTCAATTTCGGCGCATTCGGTACGGCGATTCTCGACGGGATCGGCGCGAACATCGTCGATGGCATCGCAGATATCGATATCCCGTTTCTCGGCCAACCGTTCGCCGGTTTGCACGCCTGGGCCAATCAGCTGCGTCAGGACGCCACCGATGCCGTGAACAACGCAATCGCCATCTCGCAGGGCGTCACCGGAAACATCACCGGCTCAACGCAATCCGGCAATGCGTCCGACGTAGGCACATCGGTCGCGATTCTGAACAACACCGTTCAGTCGTCGAGCCAACCGCCGCAGACGGTGATCATCACCGCGACTCAGGACGTGACCGTGCCCACGGGGTGCCGCACGGTCGTCATGAACATTTTCGGTGGCTCAGGTGGCGGTGCCCGCGGGGCCGTCGTCTCCGGATCGGGTCTGGCCGGCGGCGCGGGCGGTGTCGGCGGCTGGCAGAAAGACCTCTCGCTGCCGACCTACTCACTGACAAGCACGCTGCATTGCGTCGTCGGCACCAAGGGAATCGGTGCCACCACCGACGGAACGGCCGGAACCGACGGAGGCACATCGTATGTGGCCAACGCCGCCGGCACGACGATCTACGCGCAGGCGACCGGCGGCAAGGGTGGCAAGCCGATGATGTCGGGCAGTTCGAGCCCCGATTTCTCGACCCTGAACGGGGCGCCCGGATCTGGCAACGGCATCTCCTCGCTGCCGGGTACAACCGGCGGACATGGCGGCATCTACAACCTGGTGGCCGCTGCCGCCGGCGCGAACGGATTGAACGTCTCCGGCGGTAATGCCGGAAGCACGGGCGGCGGGAACGGCACGGCCGGCTCCGATGACAACTCCACTCTGATCCCCGGCAACGGCGGCTCGGGCGGAGGTGGAGGCGCTGCCGGCTCGTCTGGCAACGCCGGCAACGGGGCCCACGGTGGCCACCCAGCAGGCGCCGGCGGTGGTGGCGGGGCCTTTTACACATTCGGACAAAACGGCTCGGGCGGCGACGGCGCCGACGGCGAAATCTGGCTGACCTTCGTCTTTTAGGAACCACACATGCATCTCCCCGATTGGCACTGCGAAATCTGCCGCTGTTTCTCGATCCTCGGAGGCGAGGTGTCGGAGGCGGCTTACGAGAAGAACCAGCTGCGCATCGCCGAACACAAATCTCATCACGCCGATCAGCTCGAGGAGCACGACGGCGATCACGAAGCCCTGAAATTCCGCCTCCGCTTCCCTGGCGCACACGCCGCCGTGCAGAAGGTGATGGCCGCCATGGAGGTGAGCACCGATGACTGACTCGCTATTCGCTGATGTCTCCGAATTCCAAGTGCCGGTGGATGATTCGTATCCGTATCGGATCTTCAGCTTCCGGTCGAACGACGGCACATACGAAGACCACAACTTCTACCAGAACTACGCCTGGGCGTGCGCGGCGGCTGATGCCGGCCGGATCGACTGCTTCATCGTCTACTTCTACTGGCGCGCGAACTGGTCCGACACCGTGGCGACCCACATCCGCAAGGTGGAAAGCGCCGGCGGGCCGCATCCCAAGATGATCTCGATGATCGACGTCGAGTCCGGCGGTAATCCGGCCGGCGATCAGTCCGATGGGATCAACCGCGCCTACTGGGCGCTGACCGACTGGCTCGGCACCACGCAGCACGCCGGCACGCGCCGGGTCATCGGCTACGTCAATCGCCCCGACGCGGAGAACATGTGGCCCACGCGACCGGACGGCCTGCTGCTGATCGGTGCCGGATACGGCGCGAACCCCAACCTCCCCGGGCAGATCGCCCACCAATACACCGACGGTCAGGGCTATGGCGGCGGATTGCCCGAGGGCGCATCGCCTTTCGGCAACTGCGACATGAACTCGGCCGACGGACTCTCTTCCACCGACTTCGCCGCGCGCTGCGGCATTACAGGAGTAGACGACATGGCACTTTCCGACGACGACTTCAACCGGCTGACCAAGTGGTTCGCCGATTTCATCATCGGCTACGTCGGGCCGATCGGTAGCGACGTCAAAGACGTCCGCGAGCAGCTGACCGGCTCGCGCAACACCTACTTCAACGCCGACGGCTCGGTGGACGTGGCCAAGAGCTACCCGGGGTGGCCGCAGCTCGGCAACCGCACCGTGACCGACGCGATCGGCGCCGAGGGCTCGCGCAACGGCGTGCTCGGCGCGGTGGACACCAACCCGCAGGCACAGCCCAAGCAGTAACGGCCGCAACGACTCTCGGAGAATTCCATGGACATCAGCAAATACACCAAGGCCGTCGTATCCGTCGCCGGCGGCCTTCTCTCGTTCGTCACCGTACTGATCACCCTCGCCGATCTGCTGCCCTCGGATCTACAGTGGGTCACCGCGCTGGTGACGACCCTTGTCGGGTTCAGCTCCGCCGTCACCGCCTTCCTGGTGTGGCTGGCGCGCAACGAGCCGGCCATCGAGCAGGACGCCGCCGCGATCGGTGAGGTCGCCAAGGACGTGAAGACCCTCATCGATCACGCCAAGGACGTCAAGGACTGGCGCTCGGATGTGAACGCGCTGCTGCATTCGCCGCTGAACCTGCTGACCGACGCCAAGCGGATCGGCGAGGAACTGGCCGCACTGCCCGAGGCCGTGAAGAAGGTTGTGGCCGAGGCGAAGTCGCAGCCGGTGCAGGCCGCCAGCGACGCCATCGCCGTGGCGCACGAGATCACCGACGCGGCGGCCGACGCGGTGAGCACCGTGCAGTCCGCCGGGGCACAGCCTTTGGCGGGCGTAGTGGAGACGGCGGCCGATATCGCCGCCTCGGCCGTCCAGGTTGCCGCATCGGTGGCTCCGGCGCCGGTGGTGCAGGCGGTAGAGACTGCCGTGGCTCCGGTGACGGCCATAGCGCAGAAGGTCGAAGCGGCTGCCGCGCCGGTTGTTTCGGCGGTGGAGCAGGTCGCCGGCCCGGTTCTCAACTCGGTTGAGGACATCTTGAAGGCGAACCCCATCCGGTGAGCTGGGCGGAAATCGTCACCTCGGCCGTCGGTCTCCTGTCGGGGGCCGGCGGCTCCGAACTCTTCCGGTTCTGGAGAGCGCGCTCTCGTGACGACGCAGAGAACCATCGCGACATCGCCGCTGCCGCCGATTCGATCGCCGATGCCGCCTCGAAGTTGATCGCCCCGTATGTCGAGGAAGTGACTCAGCTTCGCAACGAGGTGGCGGAGCTGAAGACCGAGATGACCAACAGCCGCAGCCTGCTGCAGCAGGCGCTGACCGTGATCCGCGACTTCCTCGCCGTCGCCCGCGAGCACAGCTGGCCCACTCCGAGGATGTCTCCCGAGCTGCTGGCGGAGGTGGAAAAGGGCCAATGAGCATCCCCAAAGGTGTTGCCTCCGTCGAGGTTGCCTGCCTGCCCGGCTCGGTGTCGAGTCCGATCGTACGGGTCAAGGTCCAGGTCACGCCGAACGTCTCGGCGAAGTGGCAGACGACCGGTCAATCGCTCGCCTCGATGTGCAACGAGAGTCCGTTGCCCGGATTCGTCATGCTGCCCGCAGTCGATCAGTCCGGCTTCGTCAACGACGCCGGCAGCGGTGTGACGAACTGGTCCTACAACGTCATCACCGATTACACGCTGTCGGACGGCACGGTGGGGCAGGAGACCGGCACCATCCAGGTCTTCGCCTACCAATCGCCGGAGGTCGTCTGGCTCAACACCGCGGGCGGGGAATTCGTTACGCCGCAGACCTACCCGATCGGCGGCCTCGCGGTCAACGGCTGGGTAGAGACGTATGCGGATCTGCCGGCCGATCTGGATCTGTCCGATGCCGGCAAGTCGTACATGGTGCAGGCCGATCAGCGGATGTACATCTGGTCTGGGGCCGCGTGGCCGCCGAACGGTCAGGGGTTCGCCGCGACCGGGCCGCAGGGCCCGACGGGAGCCACCGGCGCGGTCGGACCAGCGAACACGCTGTCGGTCGGAACGGTGCAGACCGGCTCGCCGATCGCGATCACCATTTCCGGCACCGCACCGAACCAGACGATCGATTTCACTCTGCCCGAGGGGCACTGGTGGACGGGCGCGGGCAATCCGGGCACGATCTCGGCCGCGCTGAACGGCGACCTGTATCTGGACAACACCGGCACCGGCAACGTCTGGCAGCTGCAGTCCGGCACCTGGGTATCGCAAGGCTCGCTGTTGGGACCGACCGGGCCGACGGGCGCGACCGGGCCGGCGAACTCGCTGTCGATCGGCACCGTCACCTCCGGCGCGTCGCCGAGTGCGACGATCACCGGCACCGCGCCGAACCAAGTGCTCAACCTAGTCATGCAGCAGGGTGCCACCGGGGCCACGGGCGCATCGACGACGTGGCGCCAGGGTAGCGGCGCTCCGGCGGCCGGCCTGGGCAACAACGGGGACATGTACCTCAACGGTGCCAACGGCGATGTCTATGGCCCCAAGGCTTCCGGCGCGTGGGGATCTCCGGTCGCCAATATCGTCGGGCCGTCGGCGCCGCAGGCCACCGCGAGCACTCAGGGCACGATCCAACTCGGTGGGGGAGACCTCGGCGGTACCGCCACCGCAGTCACGGTGCCAGGTCTGGCGAACAAGGCCAACACCACGACGACGATCACCGCAGGAACCGGACTCACCGGCGGAGGCGATCTGTCGGCCAACCGCACGCTGGCAGTCTCCTACGGCACGACCGCGGGTACGGCCGCCCAGGGCAACGACACTCGCATCACCGGTGCCGTGCAGTCCACTCGCCAAGTCATCGCCGGCACCGGACTGTCGGGCGGCGGGGATCTGTCGGCGGATCGCACACTCGCGGTCAGCTACGGCACGACCGCCGGGACAGCGGCACAGGGCAACGACTCTCGCATCACGGGCGCGGTGCAAACCACTCGACAGGTCATCGCGGGTACCGGACTCACCGGCGGCGGCGATCTGTCCGCGGACCGGACACTGACTGTGGCCTACGGGACCACGAGCACAACCGCCTGCGTCGGCAACGACTCGCGGCTGTCCAATACCCGTACACCGTCGTCCAACACCGTCCCGTGCGACTTTATGTACGTCGCGGTCGGGCCGTCGACTGCCCGGGCCATCGGCAACGGTGACTGGACCGTGGACATGTACGTCGGTCGTGCGTTCACCGCGACCTCGGCGGTCTACCAGTTCGAGACGGCCGACGCCTCGGGCAGTACCAGCGCCACCATTCGGCGCAACGGAACGGCCGTCACCAACGCGGGAGTCACTGTCACGGCCGCGAATCAGGCCGATGGGTCTAGCACTGACTCGGCGCGGACGGCGACCTTCTCCCAATCCTTCGCGGTGGGCGACCGATTCGGCGTGAACATCACGGCCGTCGGCACCACGCCGGGCAAGGGCCTGAAGGTCTGGATCTTCGGAACGTGGAACTGACGTGTTCGTAGTCCGTTCCAACTCGCCGGCCTTCCGCGCGTCGGGCATGACCGAGGGAAGTTCGTTCACCCTTCCCTCGGCCTACACCACGGTTACCGGCTGGGTCGCCGACACCTCCCACTATCCGGGCAGCACCGTCAGCTCCAACGGCTTGGTGGTGCAGAACACCAAGACCGGCGCGGTCATCACCTGCAACGTGGGCTACACCAGCTCGTTCGCGATGACGGTGACACTGAGGCTGTTTCAGAACGGGACGCAGATCGCGCAGGGATCAGCCACCGCTTCGGCGACCAGCGGTACGGCGACGGTCTCGGCGACCGTGAATGTCACCGCCGGAGATGTGATCACCGTGCAGGCCAGTGCCTCGCAGAACAATTTTGGTTCCACGACGACCGGAGCCGCAACGTTCATGACCATCGTCTAGCCCGCGCGCTACCTGCGGGCGGTTATAGGAAGACCCCCACTCTCGCCGATCGCGGTGAGAGTGGGGGTCTTTTCGCGTGTCTAGGCGGTTTCCGGCAGTGTCACGCCGGGCGGCAGCCACTCCGGCGGGCCGTCGGCGATCACGACCTTGTGCGGGGTGTCCGGCTTGTAGATGTGCTCGAACGGCTGCTTGTCGTCGGAGATCCACGGATCTTTCATGATCATCCGCCCGCACTCGCCGCAATGCTTGTCCGCGATGAGGTATCGCTCCGGATGCTTGCGCGCCTGGCTGATCTTGGTGACGGCCTTGCCGAGCCACAGTCCCATGCCCAGCAGCGCGAGGTTGATGGCGTAGGCCACGACGGTGCCCACGGTCCCGCCGATGCCCATCAGCACGGCCATCACGATGAACATCATGAACCACAGCGCGGTGAAGATCAGTCCGACCTTGATGAAGGTCCACAGGCTGTCCGCGACGTAGAACGTCAGCAAGATCAGCACGGCGGCTGTGATGAGAGTGGTGGCGGCGAACATGGTTGGGCTACCGGCCTTTCGGTGGAGTGAGCGGAATGCCCGCCCCGCCGGCCCCGCTGTTGTTCTAATTTTGACCTGGGCCGATCTCGGAAGCAACCATCCGAAAACGGACAAAATGGGTGGAGGTTCAGGGTGGAGGTGGAGGTGGAGGTTTTCCCCGAAACAGCCCGAATCCCAAGAGTTAGTAAAATCTGCTCTATGTGACTCGGGGCACAGAGCTGTAAACCTGCTGGTAGAAAAGATACTTATACTAACTAAGTATCTATTATTTTACGCGCGCGCGGACGAATTTCGGGTTTGCCCAAAAACCTCCACCTCCACCTCCACCCCTCCACGTAAAGCTCTACTTGAGGGTTGGGGTTGCCCGGCGGTCAGCACAGGGTGAGAACCTGTTGCACTTCGACGGCGAGGGTTACCAGCTTGGAATGCGGCATCGTAATCAGCCATTGGAGGTCGGTCTCCGGGTCGAGTCCGAATTGCGCGGCATGCTTTACAAGATCGCGCAGGAACTTCATCCCTGGATAGCTGCAGTCTTCACACCCCATCATCGAACCCACACCCGTTCTTGCGGTCTGCCCAACCGCTTCGTTGGGCTAGCGAAATAATTACGCCAGCTAAATCTTCGATTGAGCGGACAACGTTACCCAAAAAACCGGTCGGTAGCATTTCGATCACATAACACAGTTTGCGCCGGTCAGATGGGGTACCTGACGCATCACCTTCTCGTGCAATTGCATTGCAAATCGCATCCGCAATCGCATCTGCAAGTACATCTGCAAGTGCAGTGAACGGTGTTAGGCATGACAAAACCCCCGCAGCGAGTGTCGGTTCCCGAACAACATTCAATCCGTTGAGCGCGAAGCCCTGCTCGGGTTCGGCCACCTGATTTGTTGGTTGGGTGCTGTGGGGGTTCTGCCGTTGTGCCAGCGGATGAGGTCTTGCAAGGCAACGCCAGTGAGACTGGAATTGACTACCTCATCCGCTCGCCCGCCGGGGGAGGGGTACGGGTATCACCCGGCGGGACGTTGGGAAGGAAGACCCTCGGCCGGACTCCGGCGAAGGGCTGACCGAGGGTCTTCCGCACCAGACATCCTTCTGGGGACATCTGGTGAGTCTTTTGTGGTTACGCTCCGGTCAGCGCGAAACTAATTGCGCACTTCGGGCATTCGGCCTTCGGATGGTCGTGGCCGAGTGCGTTGAGCGCGTTGCGATACATGCGCATCTTGTCGCAGGTGAAGACGGTGCAATCGTCATGCACGTGATCGGCGAGTTCGTCATGCAGAGCGTATGGCGAACGCCAGATGGGGTTGTACCACCAGTCGCCCTTGAGTTTCCATTGCTGGCCGTCCCAGCGGTAACACTTCAACTGCGCCGACAGCGCTTCCTCGAAAGAGGGGCGATCGAAGCGCGGCTCGGACGAATCGTCCTGCGGCTCTTGGAAGTCGTACATGTGGCCCTCCCTGAATCGACGGGCAGTCTAAGCCGAGAACCCGCGGGGCTGAGGCTCCGCATAGGCCGGTGAACATCTGGGGCAGTCGGACTTCGGGTGATCGTGCCCGAGTGACCTGAGGGCCTTGCGGTATTCGCGCAGCACCTCGCAGTTGTCTTCGGTGCACCCGCTGTGCAGTTCCTTGTCCAACTCTTCGTGCAGCCGGCTGGGTTCGGTATAGACGAGAAAGACTTGGTGCTGAATAGGATTGCCCAACTGCTCACTCACGGGCCCTCCCGGAATCCAGGACCATCCTCTTCTCGTCGACGAGGGTGTCTCTGGCCTGTCTCTTGAGTCCGCAGATGGTGATGGGGCATTCGAGGTGCAGCTGCATCACTCGATGCGCGAAGCCGACTTCCATGCGCCCCGGCAGGGCGGTGTGTTCGGTGATCGAGATGCCGAGGTCCAACATCGTGAACGCCTCTCCCGTTTGGTCGTGTGAGGCGACCGTTTGGTCGTGTCATATGACCATGCGCGTCGGAGGTTGAGTTGTCAAGCGGTACACGGCAATCGATATAAAGCCGACTACGATCGAGGTCATGCCCGATTACGGTGAGATCCTGCGTGTGCGACGGCTGGCGCGCGGGCTGGACCAAAAGGACATCGCCGAGGCCGCCGGTGTAGGTCTGCGGACCGTCCAGCGATGGGAGGACTGCGAGCGCCAGATCGACTTCCCCGACATCGCAATGAAAATCGCGCGCAAGCTCGGACTGACGCTCGACGAGCTTGCCGGCGTTACGCCTATCGGCATCGAGCTGTCAGGCGAGTGGCATGCACGTTGGCAGACATGGCGATACGGGCAGCCTGTTATCGACCGCCACCCGACCGCGATCACACAGTCCGGCCCGCGGCTGGTCATGGATTCCACCGGTGACTACATGTGGCGCGCCGAGACCAGCTTGGTCGGTGACCATCTCGAAGGCATCTACCACTCGATCGAGGTCGGCCGCGAGTTTCACGGCACGCTGCACCTGTGGCTGGGCGTTCGCACCGATGAGTTTCTGAATGCCGAGGCCGACATGATGATCGGGCACTGGTCGGGAAGTTTCTTCGACGCGCCGGTGGGAAGTGGCTGGGGAGTCATCGCTCGTGACGGTGACCAGGCGGAACGCATGATCCGACACCTCATCGATCACGGATCTGCGCCACTTCTGGCGTGGCCTGAGCTACACTGACGGTCGTACCGCACGCCCAAACGGTCGGGAGTGATCGCTGATGGCAGTGACCGAGAATTCAGGCCAACGCGCCTTCTGGCGCCACGACGGTCAGCACGTCGAGGTGATGGGAGTGTGCGACCCGAGTCGCAGCGAGGCGCCGGGGCTGGACGGGATGCCGGCCCACTTCGACACCGATTCAGGAATTCTCTCGTTTCACCGCTATCCGAGCCTGCAGCGGGCCAGGGAGCTGTTGCCCGAGTATGGGCCGCTGTGGGACTCGATCGGCTCTGAGGTGAGCGCAGAGGCCACCAAGCGCGCCGCTGACGGTCCCGTGGCCGTGCAGCACTCGGCGTTCTTCTCGATGCCGTATTGACCCCGCAAACAGCAAACGCCCCGTCTCCCATGTGCGTGGGAGGCGGGGCGTTTCGTGCCCTCTCAGGCGTTCTTCTCCGCGAGGATCTGTAATCGTCGGTTGATTTCGCGGCCGATCTCGGCCTCGGTGTACTCCGATAGCGGTGTGCGCCGCGCCGAAACCCGTTGTCCCGCTTCCTCGGGAGTGATCAGGTTGGCGGCGACCATTCCATCCAGGAGGGTGGTGCCCTCCAAAGCCTGAACCTCCGGCGCAGAGACCAACTTGCGGATCTGGTCGATGCCTGGTGCCGAGGTAAGCCCCTGTCGCCACTTCGAGATCGTGGAAGTTGAAACGCCGGTCTTGCGCGAGAGGGTACCTGCATCCATCCCGGTGCGGTCCAGGATGCTTTCTATCCAGTCACCCCAGGTCGATCCAGTGGTCATCAGTGTTGTTCCCTCCATACCCAGTCACGGTAGACGGTCGTCCACGGTGGTGCAATAGCTTCGCCGACGACATCGCGCCGGACGACTTGGTGTCCTCGATCGTCCTCGATCACAGCGAGATCGGCACTCTCTCCCTGTTGGGAACCGGCGTGTCGGATCTTCAGCAACCTCTCTGCATCTTCCTACCTGCACGTTTGCGACAATTTAACTGTTACTGGCGTTAACAGGACCAAAGTCCTTGTAATCCACGCGCGTGGACTGTTACCGTGTGGTGGATCGCACAACACATCAACCGAAGGGCAGGGGCGATGCCAGGAGGTTCCCCAGCAGGTCGACCATCGGATCTGCAGGCAGCCCAAGATGAAGCGGACGTACGCGAAGGCCGGCTCATCGAAATCAACAACCTGATCGCCGTGGCCGAAGGGCTGCGGGAGATCGCCGAGATCAAGTACAAACGGGCGCGCGCCAAGGTCGACGTCCTTGGAGACGGCAAGGCTTGAGCGCCAGCGGGTTTCCGGACTGTTCATAGGTCCGCCCCGAGTCCATCGACATCGCGAGGGATGGACGCGCACTTCTCTACCGGTGGCGAATGTCGGATGACCGCCGGCTTCAACGAAATCCGTTGAGATTTCGATACCCACACCCATGGTCGTTCAATGGTGACGACAACTCTGTATTCGTCGACTCTTAAAAGTCGCATTCGAAAGAGGGGACAACTATGTCCGAAACACCCAAGGGTTATCCGTCGATCGACGCATTGATTGCGCAGACTCGGGAAATCGCCGCAGCCCAGCCGAAAAAGGTTTATCAGCGGCTTGATGTATTCGGTGACCACAATGACGCGCAACCGAATTGCGTCTACATCGAGAAAATGCCTGGCGGCCAATTGATTCCGTCATGCATTTTCGGCCACGCCTTCGTCAACCTCGGTGTCGACCCGGAAATCCTGGAAGATGGAAACTTCGAGGACGACACCTCGATCAGCACCGTGCTCGAGGCGCTGGGGTACGAGGTCGATGTCTACACCGACAAGCGTGTCTCCTGGATGCGCCTCGTGCAGAACCGTCAGGATGCTGGAGTCCCTTGGGGTACAGCAGTTTCCAAGGCGGACGCTGATGTCGACGACTGAGCTGGCCACACTGACGGCCGAGGACGCGAGGGCGCTCACCGACCGCATCAAGGTCGGCATGGACGGCATCTGGGAGCTGATCAAAGACGCATACCAGTATCGCGCGTGGGCGGCCCTCGGATACACCGGCTGGGACGACTACTGCAACCGGGAATTCGGCACGCAGCGCATCAAGCTGCCCCGCGAAGAACGCCGAGAAGTCGTTTCTTCGATGCGTGAAATCGGAATGTCGGCCCGTGCTATATCTATTGCCACGGGCGCTGACAGAAAGACGATCGCGACCGACCTGAAATCAGGTGGAGGAAATTCCACCACCTCCGGAAAGGTCATCGGAGCGGACGGCAAGGAATATCCGGCGGCGCGCCCGCAGGAAAAGCCGGAGCCGGTGCCCGAGCACGACGACCACGGCATCGTCGAGGTCGCGTGCAACATCTGCGATCGGTTCTTCCCGATCCAGGAGACCTACGAGGCCATCGGCGGCGGGTTCGAGTGCGAGGACTGCGTGAGCGGCCCCGCGGAACTGGAGCAGACGCAGCCCGCCCCGCCGGCTGACGACCGTCGCCAACCTCTCGCGCCGGCCTTTCTGCGCAAGGCGTTCGAGCTGAAGAAGGCCGCCGAGTCGCTGCGCAAGAAGGTCGACGACGACCGCTTCGACTACAACTCGGCGTCGGTCTCGCGAGACAACCTGCCCGAGCTGATCCGCGCGCGGCAAGACCTGGAGTACGTCATCGCCGCGCTGCAGGTCACTTGGAAGGGGAGCGAGGCGTGAGCGGCGACGATGGCGTGGACTTCGCGCTGGGAATCGCCCTGGCGCTGCACGAGCGCTCGTTGGTGACCACCGATGAACTGCTGCGCCAAGGCGATGAGTACGGACGCCTGCTTCACGAACTGCGTGAGCGGATCACGGACTACGCCGCCGAATGCGACAGCCGCGCAGTGGCTTTGGACCTTCTTCACATCCTCAACACCCTCGGTCGGACCGACTCTCCGACCGCCTACTGAAAAGGAACGATCCGATGACTACCAAACTGTTCGACGCCAACCATGTCCCTGCCTCTTTCGAGCCCGAGGTGGTGATGGTCGACGCCCCGAAGGCTCGCGAGTGGCTGGTGAAAAACATTCGTAACAGGCCGATTTCGAACGCCGCCGTCTCTCGCTACAAGGCCGACATGGAGTCCGGCCTCTGGCGGTTTGCCGCCGACCCGATCCGCTTCGACTATCAGGGCAATCTGATCGACGGACAGCACCGTCTGTCTGCTATCGCCACGGCCAAGCAGGGCACGGTGTTGCCGATGCTGGTTGTGTACGGACTCGAGTCCGAAGCCCAGCTGGTGATGGACCAGGGTCGCAAACGCGATGCGGGACAACAGTTGGCAATGTTGGGCTACAAGCACGCGCCGGCCATCGCCGCCGGTGCACGCCTTCTGATCCTGTGGCAGTCCAGCAACCTGTTCGGTGACGGTGCCAAGACCAGCCGGATCACCGCGCCGATGATCCAGGAGTGGGTCATCGTCCACCCCGAACTGGTTCGGGTCGTCAACGATCACCCGCACTTCATCAAGACCCTCGGCGCTCGCCCGTCGGTCACGCTGGCCTTCCTGTTCAAGGTTGCCGCTCAGCGCAAGAGCCTGGCGATCGAGTTCTTCGATCTGCTGCACGACCGCAGCGAGTTGCCGAAGGGCTCGCCGATCCTGGCGCTGGACAACAAGTTCCGCGACTACGACAGCTCGGCCGCCACGATCGAGTACCAGCGCGATCAGCTGGGCTACTACCTGCTGGCCTGGAACGCCTGGATCGATCGCCGGTCGCTGTCCAAGTTGCAGAAGCCCAAGGGCGGCTGGACCTCTCGCAACTTCCCGGAGCCGAAGTGAGCATCTTCGGCAACCCAGAGCTTCGTCAGCTCAAGCGCACAGCGCGCGCCATCCATCGCGACATCCGATGGAACATCCGCCGCGGGTTCGGCGAGCTTGTGCCCGAAGACCTCCACTTTCTCGACGAGATCACCGCTCGAATCAAGGAGCTGGAACAGAAATGAAACTCCGCGATATGAACCGCCAGCAGTTGCAGGCGGCATACGACTTCGCCGAAGCGATCGGCGACGAGAAGCGCCGGCGGAAGGTCGGCGGCCGACTGGATAAACTCGACGGCTTCGAGTGCGAATACACCTTCAGCCACACGATGCACTGGTGCGGTCACCGGGGGTGCAGGGCGTCATGAGCGATTCAGCGGCAGAACTGTTCGCCGAACTCGAGAACGAGCGCGGCTTTGCGAAACTGGCCAACAGCCTGCGCTGGCTGTCGACGGCCGTGACGTCCCTGTGTTGGGCCGCATTCTTCAGTGGTCTTTTCATGGCCATCTGGTCGAACATGCATCACGTCGACTGGGGCGCCGCCTGCGCCGCCCTGATCATTCCGGGACTTCTCTTGGGATTCCCCACCCTGGCGGCTGCCGTCTTCCTGAGCTGGGGCGTCAACGAGTCTCGCGCCGATGTGCGCAAGGCGGAGGTTCGCTACAACGCCGCCCTCATTCGCGAGAACAATCTCTGAGGGGATGAGCGCGCCATGTCCGAACTCGGTGAAGAATTCGACCGCATCGCCGCACTGATCGACGAGCGCCTTACGCTGCGGGATTACGTTCAGTATTATTGGAATCGCGCAAAGTGCGCGGTGGGCCTCCACCATTTCCATACCGGTTGGCTCGGCGGGCGAGTATGCCTGTTCTGCGAGCGCATCCATGTCGAATCATAGGGCCCGCATCGATCTCGACGCATATCTGATTTGCGTCGTCACCGGAATTATCTACGCCGCGATTCTCTTCGTTCCGGCATTCCGGTAATCCTTCTCACCAACGAGAAAGTCACATAATGAGAATCCCCAAGCGGGCTGCAATGCCCGTGGCGATGCTTGCTGCCGCCGCAGGGCCCGCAGTATTCGCCGCCGTCAACGCGCCGGCCGCCTCCGCCGACGGACCCGACTGTCAGCCTCTGGTCATCGGCATCGGTGGCTCGCAGGAGCGCTACATGGAATCCCAAGGCGCGCACACCATCATCGAACAGCAGCTCGATTACTACGCCGGTCAGGGCTACCAGACCGAGAACGTCGACTACGACAGCTCGATCTGGCCCGAGGGCCCTTACTCGCACGACGAGTCGGTGGCCGACGGCACCGCCAAGGCGTCGCAGATGATCGCCGACTACCGGGCATACTGCCCGACCGGCGAAGTGACCGTGGTGGGTCACAGCCTCGGAACCGAGGTGGCCGACAACGTGGCGCCGCAGGCGGATCACGTTGTGGTGTACGGAGATCCGGACCACGGCAACGGTGTCTTCTCGCAGCTGCCCGGCATCTATCCCGGCGCGTCCAACCGTGGCGTGACTCCGGTACCGGCGAACGAGAAGGACGTCTGCCACCAATACGACTGGGTGTGCGACGCGCCGCAGCCGTGGACCGATCCGGTCGGCTTCGGCCTCGCGGTGCAGGGCTACCTGAGCGGGTGGCACTACTACGGCCCGGGTGAGGACGCTGGAACGGCCGAGGGCACCGAAACCGTTGTCCCGGAACCGAGTCCGAACCCGGGCATCCCGCAGTCGACTCCGACCGGTCTTCCGGCCGTGCCGCCTCCGCTGGCCGCCGTGCCGCCGTTGTACTACGGCCCGCTGCCGTCGGTGCAGGACATCCAGCCCGAACTGAACGGTCAGCTGCCGCCGGCACCGGCTCTGCCGAACCTGGTCCAGCTGGCCGGCGAGGCTCAGCAGGCGATCAGCTCGGTCGTGGCGCAGGTGCAGGAGGTCACGACTCCGGCTCCCGCTCCGGCGATCACCGTGGCGCCCGAGGTTCAGGCCATCCCCGACCCGACTCCGGTGATCGACACCCCGGCTCCGGCCTCGGTGCAGGACTTCGCTCCCGCTCCGATGCCCGACGTCGCGGCGCAGGTCCAGCAGGCCGTCAACGACGGTGTGCAGAACGCCGTGGTGCAGGTCCAGCAGGCCGCGGGCGCGCTCGGGATTCGCTTGCCGTGAGCGACATCTACGACCTCGAGAATCGGCTCAAGGAAGCGCTCGACGCGCTGATGTCGATGTGGAATCAGTACTGCCCACCGCCGATGGGTCATGCGTGCATGTCCGCCGGTGAAGACGCTGAGGAAGTACTCGAGAAGTACGGGCTGCTGAAGCCTGACGGTAATCCGGATTGGAATGCGTTGGAGCGCTTGGAGTTCTGACGCTTCACCGATGGGTGGCCGTGGATTGATTCGCCGATCCACGGCCACCTTTCTCTCTACTCGAAAGGACGCCGCCTTGACTCAGGCCGTCTTCAAGAAGGAGTTCAAGCTCCACTTCCCGGGCGACGCGACCGCCTACGACCCGGACGACGTGTACGGGCCCAACACCATGGGCGAGCTGTTCCGGCCGGCATGGGCGTTCTACGACGCAGCGGCCGACCGCACGACGATCCACTTCGATGTCGCCCGGACGACCGATCTTCCCGCGCTGGCAGAGAAGAAGATCGCCAAGATCGAGGAAGCGGGCCGCATCCAGCAACTCTTCGGCGGTGGTCGATGACGGCCGGATTCTTCGGCGTGGCCGTCTATCACCCGAAGACAGCGGACAACGTTGGCACGCTGTGGCGTTCGGCGATGTCGTATCACGCCAGCATGATCGCCACCGTCGGCCCGCGGCGCTACGAGTACCAGAGCAGCGACACCTGCAAGACGCACAACGCGATGCCGCTGATCAAGTTCCACGACATCGACGATCTGATCGAGCATTTGCCCTACAGCTGCGAGCTGATCGGCGTGGAGCTGACCGACTGGTCTAAGCCGCTGTCGACCTTCGAGCATCCGGACCGAGCTATCTATCTGCTCGGCGCCGAGGACAAAGGCATTCCCGAAGACGTCCTCGGCAAATGCCATCAGGTCGTTCAGATCTCGGCACCGGTGCCGTGGTCGCTGAACGTGGCCGTCGCCGGCTCGCTGGTCATCTACGACCGCTACGTCAAGACGAACGAGACAGGAGAGGGGTGGATCTCGCTTGAGTGACACCGCACCTCGCTGGAAAGACGGAACGGTCGCCAGCATCCAGGACCTCGAATGCGTGATGCACGCCTTCGGATTCACGTCCGAGACCTCTTACGAGAACTACTGCAAGATCCACGACCGCAAGCGTGACGAGCGGCACCGCGCCGAGGCTCTGAAGCTGCTGGCCGAACTCGACGAGGAAGCAAAGAACCATCATGAGTGACATCGACTTCAGCCGGCTGCAACCGCTGCGCGTGGCCACCGGGACGCACCGCGCCGGGTCCGGCTACGGGTGTGCGATGAACGTGGTGAGCTACATCACCGGCGACGTAGCGATCACCGACTATCCGGCATGCGCGGACGCGCATCTCTCGCGGATGGTTCAGCTGGTGAACGACACCCTCGGAGTCAGGCGCGGCACCCGGGAGGGGCTGGCGGGCTCGCGGGTGGTCTTGACCCCCGAGGATGCCCTCACCGCGATCCGACTGGGATGCATGACGATCGGCACAGCGGGTGTCGACTTCTACGTTGTGTATGCCATCGGCAACGAGGTTGCCGCAGAGTTCGGGTTTACCGTGCACAAGTCCGCCCCGCAACACCACGTCCAGCGCCTACGCAGGGCCGGCTACCCGCCGGAGACGATCATCGGCTACGTCGAGCGCGTCCTGACCAAGGTGCGTGAGGCCGCCGGCCTGGACGCCGCCGAGGAAGTGACGACTCTTCCGGAGGGCGTGCTGCTGTGATCGACAACGACTGGCGGTTCAGGGGCAAGTGCGCCGGGCGCATCGATGAGTTCGAAATCGACGCGCTCGGCCACGGTCGTAACCGAGATGCCAACGCGCGCAAGCTGTGCGCCGGCTGCCCGGTGTATATGCAGTGCGCACAGGACGCCTACGACCACCCCGATCACAACGGCGTGGTCGCCGCCGGCCGAGTGATCCGCGGGACCAAGGGCGGACTCACAGCCGACGAGGTTCGCCGCGATCTGGCCGAACTGCTGGACGTGGAGTTTGTGCCCGCGAAGGACGCGCAGGCCGAGATCACCCGGCAGCAAACCATCCCGTGCGCGCAGTGCGGTCATCCAACCATGGGCGCCGTCGCGTACTCCCAGCGCCGGCCCGAGGGGGTGCGCCCTCGCCATTCGAAGGACACCTGCCAACGGTGCTGGAACAGAATGCAGAGAAAGGCAGCAGCATGACCGGTGTTGTGTACGCGGTGGAGTACTGCGAAGACCACGAGTGCCACGGTGTGAGCGGTCTGTTCACGACGGTGGACAAGGCGAAAGCCTTTGTGCCGCATGTCGAGTGGGAGCGCCCGAAGCGGGGCGAGTTCGACGACTGGGATTGGTCGGCTTTCGATCGCCCGTCGGACACCTTCTACATGATCACCCGCATGGAGCTGGACCCCGAGCCGGTGGCCGAGGAGTTCTACCCGGACGGTGACGACGATGCTTAGGCGTCACACCCACGAGGGCGGTTACAAGATGACCGCGTGGGACGAGTTCAACGCCGACTGCGAGAATCCGGACTTCTTCGCCGAGGCTGCGTGCAAGGGCCTCGACTCGGATCTGTTCTACCCGCACCCGACCGACAGCCACGACGAGGCGCTGGCGATCTGCAAAGGCTGCCCGGTGCGCGAGAAGTGCCTCCGCTACGCCTTCGACAACGACGAGATCCACGGCATCTGGGGCGGCATGACCGAGCAGCAGCGCAAGGCCATCACCGGCTCCAAGAACGAAAGCCTGCTCGCCGCAGAGAAGCGCCGGCGACTGAAGAAACTGGCCGCCATGCCACGACTGTGCAGCCGCGGGCCGCTCGCCGTCGCCGAGGCGTTCGGAATCACCGATCGCACGGCCAACCGCGATCTGAGCGAATTACGCGAGAAGGGATTGATTGCGTGAGTGAAATCGTCTGGGAAGACGCGATTCCCGGCGAGACGGTGTTCAAGGAATTGAACGACATTATTCGCTGGGGTGCGGCGAATGATCCTCGCAGCCTGCAGAAAGCGGTGGGCCCCAGCGGTATCGGTCATCCTTGTGATCGCCATTTGACGATGGCTATCATGGAGGAACCGAAGCTCAATATCCAGCAAGATCCGCTGCCGAGCCTCACCGGCAAAGCCCTTCACCTTCTCTTTCTCGGCGCCGACGAATTCAAGGGCATCGTCGAGAAGTGGAACGAGCACATCGGCTACGAACGATTCATCACCGAGCGCCGGGTGAACCCCCGCCTCGGATTCGGCGGTAGCTGCGATATCTACGACACCAAAACCAAGGGCGTCATCGACCTGAAGAATCCCGGGTGGCCGGCGCTGCGCAAATACAAAGAGGCCGACCATCCCGGCGTCCAGTACGAAGTGCAGCTGCAGGAGTACGCACTCGGCTACGAAGAAGCAGGCTACGAGGTCCGCTACGTCGCCATCTGGGCGCTTCCCCGCGGCGGTCTTCTGAAAGATGCCTGGTGGTGGGGGGCGCCGTATTCGCCGGAGATCGCCCACGCGGCCAATCTTCGGTACGACGAATTGGCGTTGGTCGCCGACGAACTCGATCTCGAACACCATCCCGAACGCTATCGACTGATACCCGCAACGCCGTATTTCTGCGACCACTGCGATTATCGCGTCGATGAGCCTGTCGCCGGGGCGCACTGCCTCGGAGAAGAGAAGACCGATGACTGAACAATACTTCGTCCACATCAATCCCGACGGGACGACTCAGATGGCGAAGGTGTTGCGCCGCAAGGATTACGCCGACACCATGGACCACATCGTCGGCGATGGCGGGTTCAGCACTCTTCTTCCTCGCGGCGATCAGACTGCCGTGACGGCTGTGGTGAACGAGATCGCCTTCCTGTCCGCCGCTGTCGACCTCTTCAACGCCGAGAAGCGCGAGGATCGCGAGCGGGATGAGGCGTTGGCGCTGAAGCTGTTCAACGTTTTCGCCGATGCTGGCAACCACTGCGCGAGCTTCGATGCGATCCCTTACCGAAACTCGTGGCTCGACGTGGCCAAGGCCGCTCGGGAGGCCATCGCCGCCGAGGCCGCCGATGCGTGACAACACCACACCATCGGCCTCCTGGGTGATGACCCTTCTCGCGCTGCAGCGCAAGCCGAACATCTACGCCGGCACGGTTCCCGACAACGAGATCCGTCGCCGCCGTCGGCGCAACAAACAGGCGCGACTCTCGCGCCGGCGCAACCGAAAGTAATTCACCAAGACACTGAGAATCTGCGATGTCGATTTTGTAGATCGTTTCCGCGTTCTCAGTCGGATTCAGGGCGTCAAACTGGGTGGGCATAAGCGCGCGGTCCAAACGGTGCGCGGTCACGGGGCCCGGCAAGCGTAGTCCACGATGAGCCCGTTTACCTCCTTTCCGGGACGAGATTACTGCTGCGCCCTGAATCCATTCCTCTTCACATTCTTCTATTCGAGGAGATCTCTCCATGAGCAAATACGCTCGTGAATATTGGTATCGATCCGTGCAGTCATATGCGGACCGGTACGCCAGGGCCGACATCGAAGGCAACTACATCGTGTCTTCCGAGGAGAGGGACGGCCGTGTCGACGGCTGGGATGGCTATCGCCTCGACCTGGACCGCAATTCGCTCGACGAGCTTCAGAAGAAGTTGGACCGCGCCAAGGATGAGTCTCGCAAGTTCGACAACCGCGTCGGCTTCCTGACGGCGGCGATCCGGGTCCGCGAGGCGTGGGACGCCGACGAGGCCGAACGCCAGCGCGAGGCCGACGAGAAGGCCAAGCAGGAGGCTCGCGCAACGCGCATCCGCAAACTGGCCGGCGAGCTGCAGAACGTCTTCACCCATGGAACCCCCGAGGCGTCCGGCCTCTACTACCAGGCCGGCAATTTCACGCTCGGGCCCATGGCGGCTGGAGGTGGGGGCGGCAGCAGCTTGTCCGGCTCGTGGGAGCGATTGGCGCGCTGGATCGACCAGCAGTACGGCGACGAGTAGCCGTGGCCTCCTACTTCTGCGTTCTGTGCGGAAAGTTCTTCACCTCGCTCGAATATCTCGAGCACGAATGCAAGGGCGGCGAGGATGTGCCTCTGCATCAACTGCCGTGAATTCGACCCGGAATACGACGACCCGACCGGGGCGGGCTGGGTCATCAGCGATGAATTCTGGGACGACGTGTGCCGGAAAGAAGGCAGCGATGGCTGACCTCAACGTCTACGACGCGGTGCGCGAGGCAATCGCCAATTCCAACCGCGAGTGGAAGCGCTGCAACGTCGACATTCAGATGTTCTTCGACGAACTCGGCGCCCGCGGATACCACGTCGAAGAAACGGCGGAAGTTCGGCGAGAACAACTTGAAGGGGTCAACCGACGCGGTAACGACTCGAATTGGGCCTACGTATGCGGCGTGGAATTGCCGTGGGCAAGCAATGTGCATCCATTCGAGTGACCCCAGGGGAGTCGGTAGCTCAAGTGATAAGCGTGGCCGGTCGCGGAAGATATGCCGCCATACCGCATTGCACGTAATCCCAGGCAGAGCGCTGGACGCAGAGGTTTCGGTTCGAGCCCGAACCTACTCCCCATAAACCACCCGGGCCCCGCAGCCGGTTTCTGCGGGAATCACTCAGTGAGTTAGTCAGGAGAGTCAGTTAGATGGCTGATTGGGAAGAAGTCGAAGTTCCTAAGGGTGCCTACATCGGGTGGGGCAAGGTCGGGCAGACCGTCACCGGACGCGTCCTCAACTACGAGGTTTCCGGCGGCGAGGATTTCCACGGCAACACCTGCCCGCAGGTCGAGCTGGAATTGCTCGAGCCCGCCGATTCCTACAACAAGGACGGCGATCGGATGAGCTATCCGGCCGGCGACCTGGTGGTGGTCACCGCCGGCCTGGTGTCGCTCAAGCGGGCCGTCCGCAAGGCGGACCCGGAGGTCGGCGACCTGCTCAAGATGGTCTACGCGCGCGACGTGAAGGTCAGCAAGGGCACGGTCAAGGAATTCGAGGTCAAGGTTGCTCGTGGAGGCGGTGCGTCGGCCAAGGCCGAGACCGCCGCGCCGGCTGACGACATCCCCGAGGGTTTCACCCGCGAGGAGTGGGACGCCATGTCGGAGACGGCGAAGGCGCGTCTGCGGAAGCTCTGACCCCCAAACTCCCCACGTCCCCGGAGCAGGTTCACATCAGGCTCCGGGGCGTGGGGGTCCCTCGCCCGCAAAGGAATTCACGATGCATGCCACCGTGCTGCACACAGATTTGATCGCGGCCGTCTCGGCGGCTGCGACCGCGCTGCCCTCGCGCCCACCGCATCCGGTGCTGGGCGGCATGCTGCTCGAACAGTCGCACGTCGAACTGAAGATCAGCGCCTACGACTACGAGACCTCGGCGTCGGCCCGCATCAATGCCGAGGGCGGCGACAGCACAGGCGTGGTCGTCTCCGGTCGCCTGCTCGCCCAGGTCGCCAAGCTGCTGCCCAAGAAGCCGGTCGAATTGACCGCGCGAGACGGCGAACTGCTCGTCGAGGCCGGCCGATCGAGGTTCACGCTTCCGCTGATGGAGGCGGGCGACTTCCCGAAGATGCCGGAGATCGAGGGGTTCGACGGCATCGCCACCGGCCCGGACTTCGCCGCCGCGGTGGCCTACGCCGATGCCGCCGCGCTGAAAGATCTCGCTCTCGCGGCCAAGCAGAACCTCACCGGGATTCTGCTGGAGAACGATTCGGATAGCGCGATGCTCAACGTCGTCGCCACCGATAGCCACCGAATCCATTGGGCCAAAGCTGGATTCAAGGCCATCGACACCCCCTCGGCGGTTGGCGTGCTGGTTCCGTCCAAGGTGCTCGCCTCGGTTGCCGGTGCGATGGCCTCGGACTCCGACGGAGTGTTTCTGTCGCTGCGTCAGCTGTTCGGCATCTCGGGCAACGGCATGCAGCGCACCTCGGCGACGATCGACCAGAAGTTCCCGCCGTACCGCAAGGTGTTCGACAAGACGGCCGTCGGCACGCTCGACGTCAACAGCATCGAACTGATCGATGCCCTGCGCCGGACTTCGGCACTGCACGCGACCAAGCATGTGGTGATCGAGCCGACCGACGACGACACGGTGCGGATCTCGACCAACGACGCCTCCGACGGCGGCGCGATCGAAGAGATCGACGTGGAGATGGCCGGCGACCCGCCGACTCTCGTCATAAACGGAGCGTTCCTGGCCGACGCCATCGCCGGCGTGAAGCAGGAAACGATCACCCTCACTCTGACCGGTGAAGTCTCACCGGTCTTCGGAAACCTCGACGGCACAACGAAATTCGCCGTCATGCCGGTAAGGACACAGTGAACATGACCATGATCAAAGACATTCCGATGACCGATCTCGTCGCCGAGATCCGGCGCATCGCGGCCGAGAGCCCGAACTATGTGTACCAGCAGGTTCAGCGTGACGGTCGGTCGGCATGCGAATACGTGGAGTATGCGGGCGATCAGCTGATCGGTTCATGCATCGTCGGCCGCGCGTTGGTGAACCTGGGCGTAGACCCTGCGTCGCTGACCTTCTCGAACGACTTCACCCCGACGGCCTGGGGACTGCTGCGCGACGCGGGTCACAACTCGTTGGCCGGCGAGATCGACTGGATTCAGTCGGTCCAGGCCGGTCAGGACCAGGGCTGGGCGTGGGGCGAGGCCGTCCAGCATGCCGACGTCCGTCACCCCGAAGTGCGACAGGAGGCGTGAAGCCATGACCGCCATCAAAGACGTTCCGCTGAACGATATCGTCACCGAGATTCGCCGACTCGCGGCCGAGAGTCCGGACTATGTGTACGAGCGACCGGGCCAATCCTGCGTGTATGTCGAGTACATCGGCGACGAACTGATCGGCTCGTGCATCGTCGGCAAGGCGCTGGTCAATCTGGGCGTGAATCCGGCGGATCTGCTGTTCGAGGAAATCCCGGGCGCGTATAACTTGCTCCGAAATCCGGTCAAGATGGCCCCGGAGCAGGTGTGGTGGATCGACACGGTTCAGGGTGCGCAGGACGACGGCACCCCGTGGGCCGAATCGGTCGCTGCTGCCGACGAAACACACCCCCTCGAGGCGCGGTCATGACCTACGGACCTGCCGCGGGCAACGACGAACTCGCCCGCCTGCTGGATCGCGCTGCGATCATCGTCGACCGGATGCCGCTGTTGGCGCAGGGCGCCTACGAACTTGAGGCGCGCACGATCGGCGGCGCTCCCGAGGACGGCCGCACCTGCTACTGCACCGTCGGCGCTATTCAGGCCGCCATCCCGACCTGGGGGCAGCGGCGCAAACAGGCGTACGCAGCGGTGTGCCGTCACCTCGCCGACCATCCGGATCTTCCTGCCCGCTACGGCGACGCGGATAGCGATGTCGCCCTGATGAACTGGAACGACGAGACGCGCCGCACGAAAGATGAAGTGGCGCAAGCGTTCCGGGGTGCAGCTGAGATGCTGCGGGCGGAGGTCGAGGCATGACGGAAATCAAGGCCGAGATCACCGCCGACATCCTGGAACGCGCCGCTGACCTGATCGAACGGGCACCGAAGCTGCTCAAAGGGCTGTTCTTCTCTTACGACGGCTGGATCGACGAGAACGGGCACGAAGACATCCAGTTCGAGATGACCGACGAGCAGCGCGGCGCACAGTGCTACTGCACGATGGGCGCGGTCAAGAAGCTGACCGTGCTCGACCGGGAGCCGGCGGTGGCGCTGGCCACCTACCTCGGCCTGCCGTACGTCAGCTACAGCGGCACCTACAGCAATGCGGCGAGCGCGGTCTACGCCTGGAACGATCGCCCGGAGCGCACGAAAGAAGAAGTCGTGCAGGCGCTTCGGGGCGCGGCTCAGCAGGTTCGAGACGGGCTGATCGAAGTATGAGCAGGCGATCGACCCGAGAGATTCTGCTCGAAATCCTCAGCGAGCATCGACTCATCGGCCGGCGGTGTCTGTCGTGCGAGTGTGATCACTCGCTGGAGTTTATGACCGAGTACGACCACGCCGAGCACGTTGCCGACGAGATCGAACGCGAACTCGTGGTCGATCTCTGGTGACCGCGCCATTCCTCGGCGACGACTTCTGGGATGCCATTTTCGATCTGATCGAGAAGTACGACATCCCGGTCACCAACAACATGCTGCGAGATGGCATGCGCCACGTCGCCGACTTCGGCGAAGACGTGGCCGCGATTCTGTCCACTCTCCAGCGCTGACATGGCGTGGTAGCTCAACGACAGAGCGCTGTGAAATCTCAGACGACACACGCACGTCCAGTGCCGCTGTGGTTCGTGAGGCGAATCCAGTAGACCCCGGTTCGACTCCGGGCCACGCCCCATCTCTTCTCAAACCCACGCCGAGGCGGATTCGTTTGCGACGACCTCGGCGTGGGCGAAAGGACTATAGCAATGCCCATCCCTGGCGACCTGCGCATCTGGTACATCCCGCAGATTCCGATGAAGGCGTATCACCGCGACATCACCAGCGTGGAAGAGGGGCGCAACCTGCTCGACGCCATCTATGAGCTGGCCCTGTTCGAGCTGGAGCACCGAGTCAAGCCCGACTACTCCAACGCCGGCGGGATCGAGCGCTGGGAGGAAGACGGCGAGGGCGGCTACGCCTGGTCCGAGGTCGATGAAGACGAAATGGACTGGTGAAGCGCTGTGAAGATCGGCGCATTGTTCTCCGGCTCCGGACAACTCGAAATCGCTGTGTCGCAGATGTTCCCGGACTCCGAGATCGTCTGGCACAGCGAGATCGAGCCCGCGGCCTGCACCGTGCTGCAGCACCGTTTCCCTGGCGTGCCCAACCTCGGCGACATCTCCGAAGTCGACTGGGCCGCAGTCGAACCCATCGACATTCTGTGTGGCGGATTCCCGTGCACCGACGTGTCCACGGCCGGTCAGCGCGCCGGCCTGACCCACGACACCCGCTCGGGTCTGTGGTTCCAGATGGCCAAGGCCGTCGAAGTTCTACGGCCGCGATTCGTATTCATCGAGAACGTGAAAGGTCTATTGAGTGCGAAAGCCATTCGCAACCTGGAATCCGGAGACGATGCTCTGGGAGTCACCGGAGATGAACCTCTTCTCCGAGCAATCGGAGCCGTATGCGGAGACCTGGCCGACCGCGGGTATGACACGCAGTGGACGAGCCTACGAGCTTCCGACGTGGGCGCCGCACATCGACGTGAGCGGGTCTTCATCCTCGCCCACCGTGCTGCCGACACCCCGGGCGGCCGACTCGAAGGGGTCGATGACGGCACCGGCGGCGCGACGGCACGTGATGGATGGCAACGGGTCATTGCCGGAAGTCCTGGGAGTGCGGCTGTAGATCTGCTGCCGACACCGTGCGTGGCCGACGATGAAGGTGGCCGCGCGACTCGCTCGGGTGAACGCTCGAACGAACTGCTGCTCAACGGGATTGCCCGCGCGACGGCCAGCGGCACGCTGCACACCGAGGTGGAACTGCTGCCGACGCCCTCGGCATCCGAAGGCACTGGCGGCGGGCAACATCCGGACAAGCGGGTCGGGCACACGCATCAGCTGATCGATTACGCGCTGATGCACGGCACGCCGCGGTGGGGCATCTACGAGGCCGCCATCCGTCGGCAGGAGTCGGTCACGCATCCGGCGCCATCACCGACTGAGCCGACCGTCAAAGGCAATCTGCGGCTGTCGGCGAAGTTCAGCGAATGGTTGATGATGTGGCCGCCCGGCTGGGTCACCGATCCCGAGTTGAAACTCTCGCGCAACGCCCAACTCAAGCTTGTCGGCAACGGCGTTGTGCCGCACCAGGCGATTGCCGCATTCACCTATCTGTTCACCCTCATCGACAAGGGGCCGTAGGAATGGAACGAGCGGAGCATTGGCGTCCCGTGGTCGGCTACGAGAATACCTATGAAGTGTCAGACCGAGGGCGAGTTCGGTCGCTTGATCGGTTGTCGTTCGGGGGAACTAATCGGCGCATCCAGGGTCGGATACTTACGCCGTGGGTTGCGAAAGGGTATGGTTATTACAGCGTTTCGCTATTCGGCGAGGATGGCCGAAAGAATCGAACGATCCACTCCCTAGTCGCCGAAGCTTTCATCGGCCCGAGACCCGAGGGAATGGAAGTCTGCCATGGCCCTGCGGGTGCTGGCGATAATAGTCCGGCGAACCTGAGGTACGGCACTAGATCGTCCAATTTGCTGGATCGAACCAGAGATGGCACGAACAAATTCGCCAATAGGACTCACTGTCCTCGGGAACATCTTCTGGTTGAGCCGAATCTGATGCCCTCGCAACTGAAGAGGGGGCGTCGATCATGCCTGGCCTGCAGCCGTGCCCGCGCGCTTGTCGCGTGGAAGCGTGATGTCGATTTTCGCGAAGAGGCTGACCGGTATTACCGATCAATAATGGAGCAGCAATGACATCCATGTGGTTCACATTCATCCAATTTCTCGACGCGCTGAACGGCCGGCTGTTCACGTCGCTGCGCCTGCGCGTCTACTACGAGGATCTGTGCGCACAGCGGGCGGCGCGATGAGCGTCCACCCCGCGGCGATTTCAGCGGCGATCGAGCATCTGGACTTCGAGCCGGCGTGCGACATCTGCGAGGACGCACCCGCGATGTACATCGTCGATTATCACGGATGCGCCGAGATCGCGTTCTGCGCCGAGTGTTGGGACCGGGAACTGAAGGCGGTCATCGAGAAATTCTCGAAGCCGATACGGACCCGCTGTGCGGTGTGCCTGGTGTCGATGCCGAATGTCGCGGCCTATCTGAAAGTCGTGGGCCTGCTGTGACGATGAAGATGTTCAACGGCGACGTCTACGAACTGACCGGTAGATCCTGGTCGAACATCCGGAGCGTCCCGGTTGGAGCGCTGTTCGCCCCGTACTTCGACGACCTGGTGCATCCGATGAAGCGCACGGCCTACCGGATGCTCGAGCACGGCGTCTGCGTCGACCAGGAAGACGACGAGCACCTGTCCTCTCTCACCTTGCACGACTGGTGGTGCTGGGTCGGGGAGTACGTCGAGGTGACGCCGGTATGACCGTGCGGATCGTCAAGGCCACCCAGACGCAGTGGGCGCTCCCGTCGCGCTGGGAGGCGGTCACCGACGACGGCCGAGAGCTGTTGCTGCGCTTCCGATATGGCCGCGGGACCGCCCGGGTGATTGGTGAAGAACCGATCGCCACCTTCTACACCGGCGACCGCTACGACGGCTGTATCGATCTGCAGACCTTCTGCGACCTGGCGGGCCTCGAACTGGCCGTCGGCGACGACTACGTGCCGATGACCGACCCGAACGAAGGCTACGACTTCGAGGAAGAGATCGCCTTCCTCGACTACCTCATCGAAAAGACGAAAAGGACTGACTGATGGGACTTTTCAGTTCCCCGGTTTTGATTCGGATCAAGACCGAATCCGGAGAAATCATCTCGGAGCGGCTGATACCCGGCGGAGAGACGTTCACCATCACGCTTCCGGACCAGTTCGCCGAGGACTACTACGTGGCGAGGTCGCGATGACCGGCCTCATCGAAAAGACGAAGGGAAAACAACAGTGACTCAGCGCAATTGGCCTCTGCTGATCGAGACCATGCAATTCATCCTCGATCACCCCGAGCAGTGGGACCAGTCGGTGTGGTCGAACACCTGCGGGACGGCGTACTGCTTCGCCGGCCACGCATCCATCCTCGCCGGCAGCAGGCAGCTGCAGGGCAAGGACTATTACGAGGATTCCAATAGCACGGAATGGCTCGAACTCGTGGTCCCGCCGCCGGAACTCTGGGCGAAGCTCGGCAATCGGGGGTGGGCGACCGGAACCGTGACGGGTGAAGACGCATGGGCGATGTCCGATGTGGCTCAGGCGGCGCTGGGCATCGATCGCTGCGAAGACGACGACTTGTTCGACTCGGAAAACAGCCTCGGCGACCTGCTGCACATCCTCCGAGAGTGGGCCACCGCAGACGGCGTGGAATTGCCGGAATCCTGGCCGACCAATGAGCCTCTGCGGAATCTCCACGAATGGGGAAGTTCGGTCGATGAGTACTGAGCACGACCCGGTGAAGGCGCCGGCCTACTACCTGTTCCCGAACGGCGTGCAGCTGCGCGCGATCACCAGCCACCTCACCGGCAACGGCGCGCAGGGCGTCCAATACATCACTCGTGCAACGCGATTGGACGGCAACAACAAGGGCCTGACGACCGAGGATCTGGTTCAGGATCTCGAAAAGGCCGTGGAATTCGTGGTGGAGGAAATTCGCCGCCTGCGCGAGAACAAAGCGGCGCGTGACGCAGCCATGGCGGAAGTCGAGGCGGCATACGAAGAAATGGCCGTCGAGCACGCCGCCGTTCACAACCACGGTCCGGGCGAACAACTCGGCCTGGAGTGCCCGGAGAGGCGCATGCCCGATGGCAGTCTGCGCGGGTTCTGTGTCGGATGGGGGACGTAGCCGTGGCGCTGCATTTCGATCTGTGTATCAACGATGTCGCGATCGGCTACTTCGAGGCGGTGCGCATCGCCGGCGGGACCGACCCCGACGATCTGAACACCTACCGGATACGCCTGCGCGGCGACTTCGGCGCGTGGGACGGCGAAGTCCAGCACCGCTACGGCGACCGTGCCTGGGAACTGGTGCGAAAGGTGTTGCAGGCCAAGCGGTCCGACGACGACGGCACCGGCTTGGACGATCTCGAAGACCTCGCGGATGTCATGGCTCGGTCCACCGATCGACAGGCGCGCGACGAGGGCGGCGCGGACTGGCTGCAGACGGCTGCCGATGTCATGAAGGCGGGGTGGCACCGATGACGCCGGAGCAATTCGCGTACGCGCAGTCTGAGCGCGTCGCATGGATTCGGGAGGCCGGCGAACGGCTGAGCCCGCACTACAGCGCCATGATCGGGCGCCTACACGAGGTCAAGATGGCGCTGTATTTCCCCGACAGCCGCCTGTCTTGGATTCTCCCCGCGGCGGAGTGGGCGGACGCACCTGCGGGCGCGATGCCCGTGACGTTCGCTGACCTGCCGGTGACCTTCGCCGACGTTCCCGCACCCATGCTCGCGATCGACTGCAGGAGGGACTGATGAGCATCAAGAACTATTGGGCGGCTGATCTCGATTGCGGGTGTCGCGTACACCTCGACTACGGCGAGTACTGCGGCGATGTCGTAGTCGAGGGTGGCCGGATCGTCTCGGCGTGTGCCATGCACGGTATCGGTCAGAGCATCGCCGAGCTGAAGTGCACGGAGGATGCGCTGTGACACTCAAAACCTGCCCCGTCCTGCTGGCTTGGGAGCGCGATTTCAGCGAACTCGTCGCCGAAACCTACGGCCGGCCATATCGACTGCAGCAACAGGGCGACATGCTCGGGCAAGACAGCATGATTGAGTTCAGTGCGCCGACTGAGCAGATCTGGGACGAGGACGAATATCTCGGCGTGACATTCGCCGAGTGGCTGGCGGCCGAGCCTCCAGCGCCGGGTGATTGGCGCGAAGAAATGCGGTGGCACCGCGAGTTCTATCCGCCGATCGAGCGCGTGGTGAACGACCTGCACGCCCGCGGTCTGCTCGCGGCCGGTGACTACGTGCTGCATGTGTGGTGGTGACCGATGAGGCGACTGATCATCGGCTCCACCGCGCTCGCGAACCTCGGATTGTGCACGCGCACACCGAAAGACGTGGACACCTTCTCCGACGCGGATGTCGCCGGCGACGATTCGTTCTGGGACGACTCGTTCGCGCAGTGGTGGCCGGACGGTACGCACCGCTACGCCCGCCTCGAGGAGCTGTACACGATCAAGCTGTCGCATTCCTACTGGGAACTGCGCAACGGCTCGTGGAACAAGCATATGCACGACCTCACCGTCCTACAGGAGGCCGGCGGGAGGGTGATTCAGCCGCTACACGATCTGCTGTACCGGGCGTGGGAGCGCCGCCACGGCAAGAAGAAGGTCAACCTGACCGAGGAGTCGACCGAGTTCTTCTCCGACGCCGTGGTGCGCAAATACGACCACGATTCGCTGCACGAGTCGGTGGCCTACGGCGAGCGGCCGATCTACGAGGAGTGCCTGAAAGACGGGCGCTCGGTGCTGATGGACATGCGCAAGGTGTGGGCCATGCCGGTCGAGCGGCAGGTGCAGCTGTTCCGCGAGGAGATCTACGTGACCGCGCTGGAGCGCAAGGTCATTCCGTCGGACTACACCTGCAGCCCGCGGGGCGCCTATGCGTGGGCGCTGCGCCGGACGATCACCAGCCTCACCAAAGGCAAGTCGGCGCAGTTCATCGCCGAGAACTACTCGACATTTCGTGATCCGGACATGGATTACGTCGCACACCACCGATCGAAGTCCGATCGGTTGATCCCATTGGAGATAAACGCATGACACTCAGCGTCAAGGACGTCGAGACCGCGATCGAGTCCTACGAGGACGAGAGCGGCGAATCCGGTTGGTACTTCTGGAAATACGAGGTCGACCACGAGGCCGGCGTGGACGTTCCGGGCCTGGGCAAGGTGCGGATCGTCGAGGAAGTCGGCGGCGGCGAAGGCTCCGGCGAGGAGATGTATCTCATCTTCAGCGTGCTGCCCGAGGGCGGCTATGCGTGGCAGCGCCGGTACTTCCAGAAGAACGGCTACTACGCATCGTTCGACGGGGCCAACTGGGACGGCGCGTTCGTCGAGGTCAAGCCGGTCAAGCGGACCGTCACGGTTTTCGAGGAGGTCCGCAAGTGAGCTACACGGCCAAGCAGCTCGAATACCTGCTCGAGGGCTACTCCGCCGAGGAGCCATGGGAGTACACCCGCGGCGACGGCACGGTCAGGTCCGGCATCTACCACTACGAGTCGTGGGACGGCCTCGAGGAGCAGTTGGATCGCGTCGGCAGTTTCGCCCGGATCGACGGCATCGGTGAGATCCAGATGATCGAGAACATCGGCGGCGAAGGCCAAGGTGATTACGCCGCAATGGTTTTCAAGGTCACCGCGCCGGATGGCACCGACCGCCTGTTCCGCAAAGAGGGCTACTACGCCTCTTACGACGGCACCACCTGGGACGGAGACTTCGCCGAAGTCGAAGCCTACGAGAAGACCGTTACCGACTACCGGGAGATCAGCAAGTGATGGACAACGAGACTCGTACCTACAAGGCCGCCTACTACCTGCTCAACGCCGGCAACTGGTCCAGCTGGTCCGAGGGCGACACTCGGAACATCACCGACCTGGGCGCCGTGAAGGTGCTGTCCACCATCGCGGACAGCCGGACGTCGTACTACGGCGAATACGACCAGGGCTCGACCGCTCCGGCCGGCATCGTCTTCCAGGTCACCTTCACCGACGGCGAGATGCGGTTCTACCAGAAGGACGGCACCTACGACTCGTATGGCGAGGTTGACTACTCGGGCGGCTCGTTCTTCGAGGTCCGGCGCGTTCAGCAGGAGATCTACACCTACGAGCGCGTCGCACGAAAGCTCGCCTGATGATCCTGCGCAGAGCGACCAGAGATGAGCTGAAGTTCGCCTACGACCTCGGTCGGGCGAACCAGCTGATCAAAGAGCGCACCGGCGAGGACAACGAAACCACGTCGTTCGATCAGGTGCTCAAGAGCGTTCAGGAAGTCCGCCGAGGTTCGTGGTGACCCAAGTCTGGTTCACGAGCGACCTGCACATCGGTCACAAGAACATCGCCGCCACCCGCGGGTTCGACGCTGCGGATACGCACGACGCATTCCTCGCGCTGAAGTGGGATGCCGTCGTGCGACCCGAAGATCAGGTGTGGGTGCTCGGCGATGTGTCGATGTCGGGCAAGCACAACGTAGGGCCTGCACTGCAGTGGATCGCCGAGCGACCGGGTACCAAGTACCTGGTCGCCGGCAACCACGATTCCTGCCACCCGATGCACTCGCAGGCGCACAAATGGCAGCGGGTCTACCTCGAGGTGTTCGAGACGGTGCAGCAGTCGGCCGTGCGCAAGGTCCACGGGCATCGGGTCAAGTTGTCGCACTTCCCGTTTGCCGGGACTGGTGGCGATCACACCGCAGTACTCCGCTACCCCGAGTGGCGGTTCCCCGACGACGGTGGGTACCTGCTCCACGGGCACACGCACAGCCGGGAAGTCATGAACGGCAATCAGATTCACGTCGGCGTGGACGCGCACGACTTCAAGCCGGTGTCGCTGAATGACATCGAAGACATCATCCGCGGCGACGACAAGCTTGCGGACTGGGACGGGGAGGACTGGGGCTGATGGCCGGTCGGATGCTGAACTTCCTACAGCGCTGGTTCTGGGGGAATTCCCTGTGGCTGATCAAAGAGAGGGGCATCCGCTACTGGATCGCCTTGAAGCTCGTGTATCTGTCGCGGCGGTTCTGTGACACCACCTACTACGAGGCGATCGTTCACGGTGGCCTCGGGATGGTTGTGGAGTCGAACATGTGGGGCGGCGGCATCTCATTCATCGACGCCTACAGCGATGAAACACAATGGCAGTCCGGCGAATTCGACGACTGGAACAAGGCCGTCGACTGGGCCGAGCACACGGCGAGGAGTGGCCGGTGACCTGGCTGCGGCACACCGATCCGCCACCGCCGGCCGAGCCTCACGTCTGCGAGTACCCGGTTCGACCGCCGGCAGACCGCGAAGGCTGGGAGCCCGACGGCGAGCGCGGCGATCTGTGGATGTGTGACGACTGCGGAGTCATCTGGATCGTCCATGTCGACGACTTTTTCGGCGCCCGGTTCAGCGATTGGCGCCGAGTGTTCTGGCGTGCGCGGTGGTATCGGCGCAAATACCTGGAGAAGAACTGATGGGAATGTTCGATTACGTGAAATGCCGGGCGATGTCGTGCCCCGGCTGCGGCGGCGACCTGGAATGGCAGACCAAGAGTGGCCCGTTGGTGATGTCCAACGTCTACGTCACGGAAATCATGCGCGCCACCGACGAGATGGCCATGATCGGCGGCTGCGCGGACTGCGGGTGGGTTGTGGAGGCCACGATTCGCCGAGATAAGTCGCTGACGGTCGGTCAGCACCTTCTCCTGATGGACGAGCGGCGCGGCAGCTACACGCCGGTGTTCGAAGAAGGCGAGATCCAGTGAACAAGCACAGCACCGAAGAGTGCCGACAGATCGCCCTCGACGGCGAGATCCTGCGTACCCAGGTCGGTTCCGGCCTGCACGGCGTGACCACCGGCGACGACGACCGCGACGAGATGGGCGTGACGATCGAGCCGCCGGCCTACGTCATCGGCAACGCGGCATTCGAGCAGTACATCTTCCGGACGCAGCCTGAGGGCGTGCGCTCCGGCAAGGGCGACCTGGATCTGACGATCTACAGCCTGCGCAAGTGGGCCCGGCTCGCGGCGCAGGGCAATCCCACGGTCCTGCTGCTGCTGTACGTGCCGTACGAAGAGATCGTCTATCGCGACGACACCGGCTACGACCTTCAGCAACGCTCCGATATGTTCCTGTCGCGGCAGGTGGCCCGGCGGTTCGCGGGATACCTTGTGTCGCAGCGTGACCAGATGCTTGGATTGAAGTCGAAGAAGCACACCAACCGACCCGAGCTGGTCGGCGTGCACGGCTTCGACACCAAGTTCGCCTATCACATGGTCCGCCTCGGCCTTCAGGGTTTGGAGCTGCTGACCACAGGCAAGATCACGCTGCCGATGCCGGCACCTGACCGGGCGTGGCTTACCGATCTGCGCAACGGCAAGCACTCCAAGGAAGAAGCGCTGGATGTGGCCGGCGAACTGCTCGACGAACTCAACCGCCTCGCCGATCACGCCGATCTCCCGGAGTACCCGAATCAGCGGCGCATCGATCGGTGGCTCACCGGTGCGTACACCGAGAACTGGGTGAATCGAGCGCTGATCTGATGAGCGATCCAGTTTGGAAAGACATCCTCTACACCGTCGGGTTCGACGACGAGGAGATCGACGAGATCGAGAAGGTCGGCCGCGGATACGAGGGCGGCGTTCAGACGCTCATCTGGGCGGCCATCGATCGTCAGGTCTGGGGTAGTGAAGATGGCTGACATCAATCTCATCCTGATGGACAACCGCCATGACGGCTTCGACTGTGACGCCCACCTGGGCCCGTTCTTGACCAGCCTCAAGCGCTGGCACGACGCCACAGCCCGCCGCGAGATCGAGATGCGCGGTCGCCGGCCCGATGGCTACCTCGACGACATCCCCGAGGATGAGGAGCCCGAGGGCAATTCGTGGTGGATGTTCAACCCGTTCGCCAATCTTCGGTGGCCGCTGTAGTCCGGTGCATCGCCACCGGTCTTCCTGTTCATTGGTGCTCACATTGCCGCGGTGAGGCTTTCGCGATAGCCGCTGCCGATGGCACCTGCCCGCGCTGCCTCGATTCTTGGCACGCCGGCGATATCACCGGATTCACAACCGATGGCGATGAAGTCTGCGAAATCTGCTTTCTCTCAATCGATTAAGGAATTTGTCATGCCCGAATACACCGTCCATCTCCAGCAGAACGCCAGCACCGCGGTGAAGGTCGAAGCCGACGACCCGGAAGACGCTCTCGAATTGGCGTGGCAGGACACCCCGGGCGGGCTGTGCGCCCAGTGCTCGGGCTGGGGCAACCCGCCCGGCATCGACCTCGCCGGCGAATGGGAGCCCTACGAGGTGGTCGACGCCGAGGGCAACACCGTCTGGTCGGAGCGAATCGAATGACCGTGATCATCTGGGCGGCAGCGATTCTCGTCTACGCCGTGTTCTACGTGCTGACAGCGCGACTGTTCTTCCGGAAGGTCGGCCTTGGCTCGACGCTCCAGGAAGATGCCGTTACGGCGATGTTCGCAGCCGTCATATGGCCCATCGTCCTGCCGGTTCTCGTGATCGTCTACGGGACCGACGGTGCGGGCCCGATCGCCTGGTTCGCGCGACTGCTGCAGCGCGGCAATGGCATCGACTGAACGCCGATTCGAGGCGAACACCGATTGCCCGAAGTGCGGACACCTTGCGGTGCACTGGCTTCGGGCACCTCGGCCGATGTCGGCGGAGGAATACGAACACGCCTACGCAATGTGGCAAATCGAGAACACCATCGACGTGATGGCCTGGGGCACCGGCGTTGTGCGAGAGATCCGCGCGACACCGATGCCGCCATATGAGCCTGCATTCGAAGTAATCCGCACGTGCGTCCGATGCGCGCAAACCTGGGGTGAAATATGACCGTCCAAGATCTGATCGTCTATCTGACCGGTTTCTCCGGCAATACGCCCGTGATCCTCTCGAAAGACGCCGAGGGTAACGGATTCTCGCCTCTGGACGTCGCGGAGACGAGCTACTACGTGGCCGACACTTCGTACGCCGGAGAACTCGATGAGTACGGCCGTCACGGCGAATTCGCCATCGTCCTGTGGCCGGTGAACTGATGAACTTCGGCGACATCGACTACGACGAGTTCACATCGCCCATCCGGACCACCGAGGGCTGGGACGGACGCATCGAATCCAAGCTCGAGACCATCAAGCACATCCGCGATGGCTACCCGCTCATTCCGAACCCGCCGGCGCACTGGCTCGAGGAGAAGGTGATCGGCCGGCGCGACCTGCTGTACATCACCGATCCATCCGGCCGCGAGCACTTCATCGGCGAGGTCAAGAAGATCACGCGGACCGACATCATGCCCGAGGGCCCGGAAACCATCTACACGGTGAATCAGCGCAAGCCGATCGGCTACGAAATCAGCTGGGAGACACGGTGAGCCTGAAGTTTCGAGTCATCGACAAGATCGACGCCTTCATGCATCGACTCGGATGGTGTCCGCGGTGGCTGTGCGACTACTTCGACTATCTGATCACCGGGGAGAAGCTATGAACCGTAGTGAAGCCATCGACGAGGTAATCGGCTACCTCGACCGCATCGAGGGCGAATGGGGCAGCAGCGGATCTACCGACGACGAGGTGGCCGAGGTGCTATCAGCGCTGGGTGTCACCGAGGACGAGTTGGTGGCGCACAACGTCATTCGCAGGGGCTACTGGTACGAGCGATATTTGGAAGTCGCCGGCCTGGTCGCCCACGGAATGTCTCTTCCGACGGTCGCTCAGAACATTGCCACGAGTCTCGCGCACAACCGTCCGGAGGAGTCGAAGTTGCGCAACCGCATCTTCGACAACATCCGCAGCGGGGTGTACGGCAAGTGAGCCTCCGTTGTGATCGCTGCGGCAAATTCACCCGCTACCTCAACGCGATCTGGTGCAACCCGCCGGAACGCGGCATCGCCGACGAGGTGTGCGACAAGTGCTATTGGAAAGATCCGCAATGCTGAAAAAGTACGTCATTCGCAAGCAAGGCAGCGCCTTCTTCCCGTGGGTCGTGATGACTCCCGGCGGGACCTTTCACTTCCAACCCACTTTCGAGCACGCCATCGATGTCGTCGATCACCTGCTCGGACACCATCACGCGCGTCGCCGCGCAGAACAGAAGGGCTGACACATGAACAAGACGCAGCGCGTGCTCACCGGCGCACTCAACCTGCTCAACGGCGGCGAGAACTGGCTCAAGGGTCGGTATCACGATGGCGAGGATCTGGCCGACCCGTTGGGCGGCACCTGCTACTGCACGATCGGCGCCGTGGATCACGTCAACACCGTGGCGCATCTGCACGACCCTGAGGCGCGCGAGACCGTATTCGCCGAGGCATTCGAGCGGCTGGACCGAGCGGCCATGGAGATGGGCTTTCGCTCCGCGGTGCGGCTGAACGATCACGAGAGCACCGAATTCCCGTTGGTGCGCGAGATGTTCACCAAGGCAATCGAATTGGCGGCCCTCAAGTGAACGAGACGCAGCGCATCCTGGCCGACGCCCTCGACCTGCTCAACGGTGGCCAGAACTGGATCAAGGGTGCCTACTCCGACTGGTCCGATGGCAAGCGGAGCTACTGCTCGCTCGGCGCGGTCGATGCGGCGCTCTACCGCTTGCGCGACTACTCCAGCAATCCATGGCTACCCCTGACCGAAGCGGCAATCGCTGTCGCTAACCGGTCGGTTGTCGGACTGAACGACGATGACGACACCGAGTTCCCGTTGATCGAGCAGATGTTCACCAAGGCAATCGAACTAGCGGCCGGTGAGTGATCCGGCCGTCATCGGCATCGTGTTCGCCGGCGCGGTGATCGCTATCGGAGCGTCGCTCGGGGCGGTGAGTTTGTTGCGGCTGCTGGATTGGTTCATGGCGAGGAATGACGAGGAGTGAAGTGTCCGGCTACGCAGAATGGGCACCGCGGTATTGGGATCTGGGATGGAAAGCGCCGCTGCCGATCGCTCCCAACAGCAAAGGGCCCTGCCCGGAGGGGTGGACCGGATACGGCGGCAAATGGCCGAGCTACGCCGATGTCATGGCGTGGGCCGAGGATTCGCCGAACGCCTCCGTAGCGCTGCGGGTTCCGCCGGGTGTGGTGGGCATCGACGTCGACAACTACGTCAAGAACGGCAAGATGAAGCTGGGGGCGCGCACCCTCGCCCACGCCATCGACCTGTGGGGCGAACTGCCGCCGACCTGGGCGAGCACGTCACGCACCGACGGCATCAGCGGCATCCGGCTGTTCCGGGTGCCGGACAAGACCCGGCTGGTCACCAAGCTGGGGTTCGACCTGGGCGACGGCACGCGAATCAGCGACATCGAGGTCATCCAGTGGTACCACCGCTACATGGTGGTCGGCCCGTCGGTGAACCCCGACACCGGCCGGCAGTACCAGTGGATGACCACCGGCGATCTGATGTGGGCGGCCGAACCGCGCATCGAGGATCTGGCGTGGCTGCCACAGTCGTGGCTCGACGGGATGGCCGCACCCGAGGCCGAGGACGTCTCCGGAGTCGAGGTCGACGTGCCGGAGCTGCTGAAGTCGATGCCCGCGGGGCCGATGGACGCCTCGGTGCACGAACGCCTCGACGAGGCGATCCGCGATCTCGACGACAGCGGCTCACGTCATGACACCACGCTGCAGCATGTGATGGCGCTGCTGCGCTTCGCCGAGCGCGGAGACATGGGTGTGCCGCGCGCGCTGAACATCTTGGCGAAGGCGTTCGCCGGCACGGTGAGCACCGATCGGCCCGGCGCCGAGGCCGAGTTCTGGCGGATGGTCACCAACCAGCGTGGGTGGCAGCTGCTTGCGCAGGACCCGAGCGAATCCAACGTCGAAGAGGTCGACCTCGAGGCGTTCAGTCGCGAGATCCAGGCGCGGCGCGAGAAGGGCGACGAGGAATGTTCGGGTAATTCGGATGTTCGGTTGACCGCCGAACATGGCAATAACCCGAACATCGCCGACGACTTCAGCACGTCGCACGCCTTGGCCGAAGCGGGGCCCGGGTGGCGTGACATCGCCTCGGCCAACGGATTCGACTCTGACGACGAACCGGAGGCCGGCGAGGTCGATCCGTTCGAAGAGTTCTGGTTCACCCGCCCGGTACTCGAGCAGATCCGGCAATGGGCGTTCGCGCGGATGTGCTCGCCGTGGGCGGTGCTGGGCGTGGTGCTCGCTCGCACACTCGCCACGGTCCCGCCGTGGGTGACGCTGCCTCCGCTGATCGGCGGCAAGGGCTCGCTCAACTTCTTCGTCGCGCTTGTCGGGCGAAGTGGCGGAGGCAAAGGCGCGGCCGAATCGTGTGCGGCCGAGGTGCTGCCGGTGGAGGTCTACACCGTGCCGGCGGGATCGGGCGAGGGACTGGCGCACCAGTACGCGCACATGGAGAAGGGCTCGCAGGTCATCGACCGGACGAGTGTGTTGTTCTCGGTGCCCGAGGTCGACACACTCAACGCCCTCGGCGGGCGGACCGGCTCGACGATCATGAGCAAGTTGCGCGAGGCGTTCTCCGGCGAAGAACTCGGGTTCGGGTACGCCGATGCGGCCAAGCGCATTCGGTTGGGCAAGCACGGCTACCGGCTGTGCATGGTGGTGGGCGTGCAGCCGACGCGGGCCGGCTCGCTGCTCTCGGATGCCGCAGGCGGTACTCCGCAGCGGTTCGTCTGGCTGCCGGCGACCGACCCCGCGATCACGCTGCACGGCCGTCCCGACGTCCCGGCGCCGGTGCACATCTACGAGGAGCGGCACTGGGCCGGCGGCCCGACGACGATCCGGATACCGGCCGAGGCGCGTGAGGAGATTCTGCAAGCGCACGTCGATCGGCAGCAGGGAAAAGGCGACGCACTCGACGGGCACGCATTGTTTGTGCGCGAGAAAGTGGCCTTCGCGCTGGCGGTCCTCGACAACAGGGAATATGTCGACGAGGACGACTGGTATTTGTCGGGAATCGTTATGGAAATGTCGAATTCTACCCGCGAACAAATCGAATTCGAATTGCGCAAAGTCGCAATGAAGGAAGACGAGGATCGCGGGCAGTCCATCGGCCGGCAGCGGGCGGTGGCGGACGAGGTTGTCAATTCCAAGAAAATCCAAACCGTGTCCGACGGAATTGTCCGTGCGCTGCTGCGCGGAGTCGACAATCTCTACGAGGTTCGCAAGTCGATCTGGTCCAAGAACCGCGACTGGTTCGAGGACGCGATGCGCGACCTGATCGCCTCGGGGATGGTCGTTGTCGAGGAGGGTCGAGTCACCCTGACTCAACTTGGACAGTTGTCCACAACGCAGTCGGGCGTGTCGCCCAAACCGAAGGCCGGTGCGTAGGCGCGCTCAGACGGCCGGAAAGCGCGATAGCTGATCGATAACCGGCGTCGCCGCGACATCGCCGGAAAAACCTCCACCTCCACCCCGAACCTCCCCCAATGGTAGCGCTGTTCAGAGGCGATTTTTGGTGGGTGGAGGTGGAGGGTGGAGGTTTTCGGCGAAACACAAAATTTCGGGGAGACTAGTTAACGAAAAGCTAAGTAAGGTAAGGATATACTAACTAAAAATCTCTCTATATATACACGCGCGAAGCGGCTCGAAATTTTTTTGTCACGGGGAAAACCTCCACCCTCCACCTCCACCCCCCTAAAACCGCCTCTGACCTGCGGATCTATTGGGGGAGGTTGCACCTCCACCCCCCGATAAAACCTCCACCCTCCCCAGGAGTGGGAAAACATGGCTGTCGTATGCCGCTGCGGGGTGCCGGTGATCCGTCTGTTGAGAGACGCGATGCCGCTCACCCTCGACGCGGACCCTATCAATGAATTGGGCGAACTCGACGCATTGTTGCAGGGCGAAATCACCTATGCGATGTACGGGTCCAATGTCATCAAAAGAACGGTCCGCGAAATAGAAACATATCCGAATCCGCTCGGCGGAAGTCTGTACCGCGCGCACGTCTGCCATCGGCCCGTGCCCGAGCCGCTGCGCAAGCGGTTCGATGGACAGTATGAAGGCGACCCCGGATTTTGATCTTCCTTGTGTAAAAGAATCGGGAATTGAGAGAATTCGATGAGTAAGAAAATAGGTCGCGGCGACTATGTGTGGATCGTCGAATGTCGCAACGCGGATGACGACGAGTGGCTGATCGATCGGGCGTTCTCGTCGGCGAAGAAGGCCAAGCGCCACGTACTCGACTGTGAGGGCGGCGATGTGACAATCACCGCTCACTTCTACGAGTACGACGGTCGCCGCGAAACCTACATGTTCCTCGGGCAGGTGGATGGGGAGGACTTCGATTCCTACCGAGTCCGGCGCTACCTGTTCGACGTCTGAGAGAGCGCACAAGTGGATGAGTTGGAAATCCCCAAAGTCGGGGACGAGATGTATCACCTCGAGGCCGGCTGGGTTCGTATCGCGGCCGTGCGCTACTGGCCGGTGGTCTATTGCGAGTGCGTGACCGAGCGTGGAGGGCGGTTTTCCGCCGTGCTGTCGGCCCTGTGGGCGAACGAAACCGGTTTCTGGGACCTGGAGGCCGCCTGAGATGGTCGACACCCTGAATCGCGCGATACGCAAGGCGCGCAAGGCGCATGAATGCTCGATGTGCGGGCGCACCATCGAGCCGGGCGAATCCTACGACTGGTCGAGCAACGTCTACGACGGCGACTTCTACGTCTGGAAGCAGTGCGCACACTGCGACGCCATGGTGCGCATCCTGAACCTGCACTACTGGGCCGCCTTCCCCGACGAGGGATTGGGCCCGGATGACGTCGGCGAGTTCGAGCCGGAGACGATCGCGCAGGCGCGGATCTTCATCGGCTGGAAAACCGGGTGGCGTCGCAAGGACGGCACTCTTCGCGAGGTGCCCGTTGCCTAACGCGAACAAGCGCAAGGGCGACACCTTCGAGCGGGTCATGCGCGACTTCTTTCGAATCGCCGGATTCCCCGGCGCGGAGCGCACAAAGGCCGGCTACGAACGCGACGCCGGAGACATCCACATGGACCCGGTGATCGGAGTCGGCCCGGGCGTCATCTGCCAATGCAAGAACGTCGTGACGCCGAAGTGGACCGAATGGCTCGCCGGCCTCGAGGAGCAGATCGCAGAGGCGCGGGCCGATTTCGGATTCATCGCCTGGAAGCGCCGCGGGATCGGTCGACCCGAAGACCAGCTCGCAGTCATGTCCATGACCGAACTCGTCCGACTGCTCCGCGCGGCCGGATATGGAACACCACTCGAGGATGAACAGTGAACGACGGAATCAGCCCGTACGCCTGGGAATGGGTGGCGCTCAAGGGTCTGAAAGATCGCATCTTCATGAACGCCCTCAGCAAGGGGTGGCACGACGATCCGCGCTCCTTCGGCGACGACATCGCGTTGGCGCATTCCGAGCTGTCGGAAGCGCTCGAGGCATTCCGGGTGACCGGCGACGTGCGCAAAACCTGGTACGGCGACGACGGCAAACCCGAGGGCGTGGCCAGCGAATTGGCCGACGTGATCATTCGGGTTCTCGACACCGCCGAGAGTTTCAGCATCGACATCCTCGACGTGCTGTTCAAAAAGATCGAATACAACGAGACCAGGAGCTTCCGGCATGGCGGAAAGCACCTCTGAGGCCGGCATGAAGCTGATCGACGAGGACGGAATTCCCTACTACGCGCATTGGTCCGAAGAAGACGGAGAATGGGTCGGAACATGCCCGTTCTACCCGTCGCTGTCATGGCTAGACCCGAAGCCGTCGGAAGCGCTCGAGGGGATCAAGCGTCTTGTCGCCGATGTGCGAGAGGATATCGGCGATGAGTGACATCTCCGACGCGATCAAACGTGCGAAAGGCCGCCGGCGATCGGTCGCGTGCCTCACGAATGAATGGCTCGTCTCGCTGAGCGACGAGGACCGGACCGAACTGAGCGAGTTCGCCATTGCCCACGTGGCATCGGCATTCAACATCGCCGTCGACCACGGGTTCGAATACGGCCGGTCGACGTGGACGCAGCATTTCAAGAACCAGTGCCCGTGCGGCAGGGAACGCCATGCAGCTGAGTGAATACCTCGACAAGCTTTACGACATCTACGACCGCGAAGGCGATATCGATGTCTACGAGTACGACGATGCCGGCAATCGCGAGCCGGAGATCGAGCTTATCCGCAGCGGACTGAAGAAGTGGCTACTGGTGTGAACGACAAACTCGATTTCGTGGTGCGGGCCGCATTCCTGCCGTTCGACATCGGCGCCATGTTGGCGCTGACCATCACGGCGAAGATCATCAACAAGACAGTCTGGGGTAGGTAGAAGTGGGCGACATCGCCGATCAAGTCCGCGGGGCGACCGCGAAGGCCGAAGGCGGCGCGGAATGCATCGAGACGCCCGACGGCATCGAGTTCCGCAATGTGAAGACCGATCAGCCTCTCGATTCGGACTGGTCGGCGGTGTTCGCGCGCTTCGGCAAAGATCCGCGCTACTTCCGGATCAAGAACGACACCGTGAAGATGCGAATCTCGGAATGGCAGCAGTCGCGCCGGACCGACGACGGTGACCGCGACACGGTGACGCTGCACAGCTATTCCTACGACGCCGCGTTCGAGCGCCTGTCGCAGCCTCCGCTGTCGGACGAGGAAATCGCAGAGCACCGCCGGCGCGTGCAGCGCTGGAAACTGCCCAAATCGCTACCGGTCGCCGGTACCGGCCAATCGGTCGCGGCCGTCATCAATCTGGCCGACATCCAGGGCGGCAAATCCGAGGGCGGGGGAGTGCAGGCGACGATCGATCGAATGCTCGACGGCCTCGAGAACGCACAGCAGTGGCTCAACCGGTGCGCCGAGTTCCACCAGATCGACGAGGTGGTCATCGTCAACAACGGCGACCCGCTCGAAGGCTGCGACGGCTCGTACACGAGTCAGATGTTCACCGTCGAACTCGATATGCGCGGGCAGATGAACTTCGTCCTCGACATGTGGGAGACCTACGCCCGCACGCTGTTCCCGCAATTCGAGAAGGGTCGCTTCGTCTCGGTGCTGTGCAACCACGGTCAGCTCTCACGGCAGAGCGGGCGCGACAATCGCACCACCGATGCCGACAACGCCGGTGGATTCCTCGCCGAAACGCTGCAGCGCATCCTGCGCGAGCGCTCGGAGTTCGACCATGTGCGCTGGACCATCCCGCACGACGAAATGGTGGTCTACGCCGAGGCGGCCGGCGTGCCGATGGCGTTTTGCCACGGCCACAAGATTCCCAAGAGCGACGCCACCGGATTCGAGACCTGGCTCAACGGTCAGGTCCGCGGCGATGCCCAGGCGCACAACGCGAAGATCTGGGTGACCGCGCATCGTCACAATTTCCAGGCGTTCGACCTTGGAAGCACGGCGGTGTTTCAGGCTCCCAGCCTCGACGGCGGCTCGAAATGGTATCGCGACCGCACAGGCCGATACGCCCGCGCCGGTCTGATCGCTTTCCTTGTCGGCGACCACTTTCCACTGAAATGGGACAGTCTTGCCTTCCTCTGACGAGCCTGTCTATGCGATTCACATCGACCGGCATCGCTGTCCATCGTGCGGCGCGTTCTGTAAATCGATGTGGAGTTCGGATTGGGGCACCGATCCGAAGTGGCAGTGCAACAACTGCGGTGACCGCACCTGAACGTCTGCAACCAGTAACCCATCGGCTACCTCGGTAGCCCTTGTCTCCCTCAGCGGAAGTAACGGAGATTCGTCATGTCCACCGCATACCTGACCCGGCGCCAAGTCGCCGAACGCCTCGGCGTGTCAGAAGGCACGCTCGCCAACTGGTCCACCCAGGGCAAAGGCCCCAAGTGCGTCCGCCTCGGGGCCCGTGGTGGGCGCGTCCGCTATCCCGCCGAGGCGTACTTCGAGTGGGAGCGGGCGCTCAACGAATCAACATCGTGAGAAAGGTTCACCCATGCCACGAGAGGCATTGGAGCCGGGCGAGTTCCCGCCCAAGCACAAGATCCGGCCGATCAAGGGTGCCGATGGCGTCTGGCGTCTGACCAACATCCGCCACCGCACCATCTCCGGATCGTACGTTCGCACGTCGGCGCAGGGCCGCACGAAAGATGAATGCCTGCAGGAGTTCACGCGCCGATGGGAGGTCAACAACCGCAAAGGCTCGGTCCGCCAACGCTTGCGCGACACCACGAAGTTCTCGCAGACCGACAAGCTGTCCACGCTGTTCGCCCGGTTCGACGCCGACCAGAAGGCGAAGGCCGAAGCGGGCAAGATCAAGCATTACACCTACGAGGTGTATCACCGCTCGATCTACCCGATGAAGGGCGGCAAGTCCGGCGCGATCAAGCTCGACACCGAACTGGGCGGCTACACGATCGGCGAGATGGGCGTTCCCGCGGAATTGCACGCCTACCTGTGCGACATCGCCGATCTCTCGCCGGCGACGGCATATCGGCATCACAACATCCTGCGCGTCTGCTACCGCATCGTGACCCTCGAGGGCATGTACACCGTCTCTCCGATGTCGCAGGTACCGACGCCGGATGTCACGGTGGCCAACCCGCAACGGGCGCTCACCGAGGACGAGCGCTACGGCCTGGTGTACATGCTGCGCCGGAAAGAGGACTGGGTTGCCGGGCACAACTACGTCGTGGCCTTCGCGCTGACAATGCTCGGTACCGGTTTGCGACCGGGTGAGGCCCTGGCCCTGCGGTGGTGCGACCTTCCGGATCTCGACGACCTCGACGTCGACAAGGCCGTCATGTACGTCGGCGGGACGATGATCCGGCGCAGAGGCATGGATGCCGAGCGCCAGGAGAGCCGCAAGACCGGAGAGGGGTCCGAATACTGGATCACCCTGCCGAAGTGGCTGACGCGCGAGCTGAGGGCGTGGAAGCACATCTGCAGGCCGGCCTCCGAAGCCGAGCATCTGTTCACCATCGACGGCCGCCCGCTGACGGTCGGCCGGTCGCACAACTCGCTCGAGAAGCTGCGGGCCGGAACGTCGATGGAGTGGTTCTCGTGGGGGAACCTGCGCGATACCGTCGCCACAGAGGTCGCCAAGCGCAGTGGGGACGATATGCATGCCGCCGCGCAACTCGGCCACTCGGCGGGTGCCACGTTCACCAGCCGTCACTACATCGACCGGCGGGGGTGGGTTCATGTTACTGTCGATAACAGTAAGTGGCTCGAGTTCCTGTACCCGGGCGAAAGTGACAGCAATGTGACGATTTTGGAGTCGATTCACGGTCCCGAATCGTCCTGACCTGCGTGGATGACAACGGAGTCTGATACCGATGAAGGTATTTACATGGGCATATCGGACCCTTCGCGTGATGCCCCGAGTTTCACCGTCTTCCACTGCGTAGCAACGGTTTTCGCTCTCACCGAGTCTCATGCAGTCTCATTGGGTTTCACGAGGCTTCACGAGTCAAAATGACAGTGAAAACGACGGCGAGATTCACTCGGTTTCACGCCCGGATCGTGATGTAGGCTGACCCTACGCCACCGCCCTCGGGTCAAACTTGGACGGCGGCGCATATCGATTGAACCCCCGGGCGACCCTTTGGTCCGGGGGTTCTGTCGTATCTGGACCCCGGCGTGTCGTCGATGCGACACGCCGATGACTTTTCCGGCCCGGCAACCGCTGCGCTACGGCCGTGCACATACCCTGTCGGGGTAGGGGTATACGGTAGTTAGCGTGGGTAAAGAGTCGGTGTGCGGGCATTGCGACAGCCCCACCGAAAATGTGCTGTGCAATGACTGCATTCGGGTGTTCCGCAGCAACATCGAAATCGCGGAATGGCTACTCGAGCAGCTGGGAATCACCGCATCGCGGCAGGCTGTAATGGGCCAGAAGTACGGCGGGAAATCGGCCGAGACGCCCGACCCTGTGCATTGGGGCGCGGCTGCGGCCAAGGCCACACTGCAATACGAACTCGACAGCTGTGCCACCGCCATGGCGCGCGACCTTCGATTGCTCGTTGGCAATGCCATCGAATTCCTCGACGATCACATTCATGATCTGGCGATCTGGATGCCTGCGGGCAAACACTCGCGACTGATCGATGCCGCGGTGTCGCGCGCGATGAAAGCGATCGACTGCGAGCCGCCGAAAAGCATCTACCAGGCTCCGTGTGATGTCACCGGCTGCGAGGGTGAATGGTGGACCATCCCCGGCGACCCCGGCTATGTGAGTTGCGATCAGTGTGGCATCACGGTTTCGCGCGAGGGTGTCATCCGCCGGCTGAACGAAGTGGTCGACGGCAATCTGTATTCGATCACCGAGATCGCGTTGATCGCCTCGATGCGCCTGGGTCGCAATATCGACCGCGATCAGATCTACCAATTGACGCAGCGGCACCTGAATCCGCTGCAGTCGCGCGGCCGTGCTTCCGATGGAGTGAAACTCTATTCCATCGCGGATGTCGAACCGCGATTGCGTCGGCACAGGAAGTGAATTGACTCACAACAAAGCCGAATTCTTGCTTTATTCGGGAATGTCGGTGTTATGCTCACGCTGTTGCGTGAGTCGTAACCTCAAATCGTTGACCGCGACGAAACAGCGGATACCGGTTGAATCCGGCGGAGTGTCGCCCGACTCCGATACAGCAGACCGGGCACATTCTTTTCGCCGGAGGTGCGCGTGAATCTGCACCCTTCCGATTACGCCTGGGCGGTTCTCATCGCCGGCGTTGTTGCGTGGGAGATATTCTCACCTCCGGGCGAACTTCTCTCCGAAGCCGTTGACCGTCATCTGGTCCGGCATCCCGGGCTGACTCGAGCGGCGATCCTGATTACCGCCGCCCATCTGTTGAATGCGCTCGAAGTGCGTCCACTGCAGTGGATCGACATTTACGCGCACATCGCCCGAATCGGCAACCGATGACCGCTCCCATGACCGCGCCGGCCGCATGCCCGTCATTCCTCGCCCTCGACGACGAGACGACGTTTCTGATCGACTGCGGAAAGACCAAGGGCCACCCCGATATGCATCGTGCCGCGAACGGCCGCGAATGGACCGATGCGGAAGGGCGGCAGCGGTGAGTCTCGCTGAGATCGAAGACCAGATGCACGAGGCATTCGAATTTTTGCTCGCATCGTGGATTCACGGTCACGCCGGCGAAGTCGACCGCCTGTCCGGCGCCATCGAAGACGCCAATCATGCGTGGCTCGAAAACCTCATGCAGGAGCACTGACGTTTGCAGCAGATCGACTCAACCGATGACCTCACCCTTGCCGATCGCCTCGGAACCGATGTGTTCCGCGAACTCCGTGCCCGAATTCTGCAGGGCGTGTCAACAGCCGAACCTTCTGAGGACCACGATGCCGAGTAAGCGCAACCCCACTGCGCAACTGATCGCCGACAACATCGCCACCCTGCATTCGTCGCAGGGTCAGCTGAAACTGACGTGGCTGATGTCGGAACAGCAGGAACCGGTTCGCTACGCCATCGGCGAAGGCATTCTGGATCTGCTGAGCAAGCACGGCGTCATGAACGGTGTGCCGACACCGGTGATCGAACTGTTGGATCGCTGGGAATCCACGCCGGCCCTGCGCCGCGGCGCTGCGGCCAAGGAACTGCGCGAGGCACTGGGACTGTGATGCGCATCGTCAGCACCGGCCGCCAGTGCGGAAAGACGACCGAACTGATTCGCATGGCTGTCGGCCACAGCGAGTGCGTAATCGTTTGCCCGACACGCGAGCGTGCCGAGGGTGTCGCGTGGGCCGCCCGAAAGATGGGCGTCAATATCACGAAGCCGGTCACCTGGGCCGAGTTCATCAGCGGCACTCCCGCTCGCGGCCGGCACGTCGAATACCTGATCGACGACCTCGACGATTGCCTGTCCCGATACGGGGCAGTAGTCGCCGCGTCTGTCACCGGAGTGAGTGTCGATGTACACCAAGTTCCAGCGGGATAACGTTCTCCGCCTCGCCATCGAGGTGGCCCAGAATGCGGCCTCGCGGGTGGGTGTCGAATCGGAGATCCGCAACAGCGTCAATGGTGACATCATCCTGACCTTCCGCAATCCGAAGGACGAAAAGGCGTGAGATGGCCGTGGGGGAGGACCCGTCGGGAGGGCCCATCCAGGACCCGCCCGGAAGGACCCCAAGGCAATCCCGTCCAGGACCCGGGCGGAAATACCCTCCAGGACCCGAGCCGAAATTTGTCCGACGGTGAATGGGCCGAGTGCCCCGGCGGTGCGACCGTGCAGGCCGATGGCGAGTTTGTCGCCGTGCGGGTCTACTTCGATATCCACAAAGCCCTCGCCGATTTCGACGAGTTCCGCGATCACATCGTTAGGCGCTATCACTGATGTCAGACTTCATGCCGGTTGAGCGGATCGATTTCGCTGAGTTCGGATCGCTCACCGCGATGACGTTGAGCGAGAACAGCGTGATCATGCTGCAGCTCAAGCCGGGCGTGCAGCTCGATATGGTGGCGGCGCAACGCCTGCGCGAGCGCACCCAGTCGATCTTCCCGGACAATCCGGTGGTCGTCATGGATGGTTCGATGATGGATCTGAAGGTCTACGACTTTCCGACGCCGGAGCCGACGCCCGATCAGGTGCTCGAGAAGAAGATCCGCGTCGCCGCCAACGTCATCAGTCTGGCGATCATGGCTGTGCGTGTCGTGCGATGGGCCCGGCGCCGTCGCCATGCCACATAAGTCACCCACTCCGTGCCGGTGCGGGCGCAAGGTCGTCTCGCACGGCAAATGCGAGACGTGCCTCTCGAAGTCTCGCCGGCAGATCGATCGGGTCCGCGGCAACGCCGGTGAACGCGGCTACGGGCAAGACCATCGCGAAGACTTCCGCGCCGCTGTGCTCAAGCGCGACCACTGGGTGTGCCGTATGTGCGGTGGGGCGGCTGTCGCTGCCGACCACTACCCGAGCACTCGCCGTGAACTGGTGGCCGCCGGCCTGAATCCCAACGATCCGCAGTACGGACGAGCGCTGTGCACGACCTGCCACAACCGGCATACCGCCAAGGCGACCCAAGCCGCCGCGAGAGGCCGCCGCGCACGCTCGTGACTCGCCGCGCCGCGGCGGATACCAAAAAAATTTTTCAGAGCACTTCGATTTCCGGCAAAATGAGGCCGGCCGAAATCTAGATAGTTGCCTTCCCTAAAGAAGATATTAGCGAAGCTAACGACCGGTACCCCCTCAGGGTATGACCGGTACACCCCTGGGGTATGCCGGAAATATCCGGGTCGCAAGATCATGGTGAACACCGTTCACTAATGCCCGTGACGAAGGCTCGACACTGCCGGCCTTTAGCGTCGCTAACGATCGGTCGTTACCGAATCGATACTTAGACCGACTAACGATCTGGCTCCGGTTCCATCCGTCCCGCGGATGGTCGCCGGCCCGCTGAGTAGGCCGGCGCGAATGGTTCCCGCTTTATCCCGCGGGTGCGGATATCTCCGCCGGCTGTGGCGCCCTGGGCGCACGTCCTGTCACTGCCTCACCTCCAATCTGTTGACTCTCCGCTGTGGGCCCACCGACGCGAATCGGTGCGGGTGCGTGGCCGTTGGCCACTGTGTGACGAACGGTCCGCCTCCGTAGCGGAGGCTCGAGTTCGTCGGTCCCGATGTGCAGCTGTACGCCTCTGTGCGGAGGCGAACGGCCACGGGCCCTATGAATGACTATCCGGTCGGACAACGCGCGGGAGAACGGCTCTCAGCGTGTTGGGCCCGAACGGATAGGCACCGATAGGGAAGTACCCGCAACGCAAAACGGGCCCGCACAACGCCTTGTGAGCGTCGTACGGGCCCGAATCGGTGCGGGTAGGTCTCATTGAGCCTCGAGGACTTCCAGGGCTCTCAGTAGTGCCGTGGTGAGCGATTCCGATTGACCATACGTCTCGGAGTAGTCTCCCTCGTCGTCGCGCTCGAGCGAGACAAGCCACTCACCGGAACGCTCGCCATGCTCGCGAGCAAGTCCATGGTCCTCGTCGGTGGCGAGTAGGTAGATTCCGTCTTTGTACGCGCACAGCGCGCGGCAGCCTCCGCCCGTCCCTGCCGCACGCACGTTCGTCCAACCGAGACGTGACAGCGTGTCGATTTCCGGGCCGTATTCGGCGTAGGTAGTCACTGGTCGTTCTCCTGTGCCTCGAGTTTGCGGACTTGCTCGCCGATGGCCTTGCGCGCCTCATCTGTGGCAAGCCATTCCGTGAACTTGTCTTCGATCGGATAGAAGAATTCCGACCAAGACTGTTGCGTGATCCGCGCTCGCCTCGAGGTGAGTTCATCGGCAATCATGTTCGCGTCGGTATGGTCGTGCAGATCGTTGAATGACGTAACCGTGGGCGGAAAAATGCCATCGAGAACGCCCTCCAGGAATTCCGCTTTCACCGCTTCCAGAATCTCGGCATCGCTGCGGTTTCGGAAGTATTCGCGCAGGCAGATGAACGCAGACATAGCGCCCGGAATGTAGGCGTGGTTATCGCCAGGATCGCGCACGACTGAGGCGGAATCGATGAACCATTCCACCTCGCGAATCGCCTCCGCAATGTCGATATCGTCCGCACCCGCGCCGAACCGTTCCAACTGGGTTTCCCAGCCGTACGCCTGCGCGATCACACGTGCCTCATCGGTCGACAGTTCGTAGATCCTGTCTTCCGTCTCCCAGCACACATCGACGACGCGCCGGAACTCACGGTCGCGATGCATGTAGAACACGCGCAGAGCGTCGCGCAGAGCCTCGACCGGAGAATCCTCGGAGTCTCCCTCCGCAATGGCGAGACTATCGCCGCCCTTTTCGTAGATACCGACGTCCCACCGATAGTGGGTAGCCTCCGGAGCGGCAATACCGCCGTGCGCACCGTTGGTGGCGAAGTAGTACCGATCGTCGTCGATATCGCCAGCGATGACGTAAACGCCTCCGCCTGTTTCTGTGATCTCCGCCTGATATCCAGCGGCTTGCAGCGCGCGCAATTCATCGGCGTAGTGCTGCGCAAGCTTGTCATAAAGCATGCTACTTCCCTCCATTCAGTCGCTGAGTCGACCATCCGACCAACGGGAAACGTCCCTTATTCGCGTCCCGCTGGTCAGATTCACCGAATCAGTGCGTACGGGCCCGATATCGCTTAGCGGCTCGCCTGTCGAGTAGACCTGTCCCGACAAAGCACAGCGCGATCAGTGCGAGCAATATCGTTGTGAGAATCATGATTCCCATACCTCATGGAATGCCACGGACCAACCGACGGTCCGATCATTGCCGTCGTCATCTTCGCCGTACGTGTCGACCATGACAGCCACGTAATACCCGGCATTTTCGCGAATGTGACGCTCGAGGCCGCCTCCGATGAATTCGGACGGATGCATGATCGATCCGTTGTAGCCGTATTGGCCACTGAATCCGTGCAGTAGCTCCCAATCGCCGTAGCCTGCCATGTCGATGCCGTACCGTTCGCTGGCAACGTCATCGTTGCCGTAGCGGACGATAGAGCCATTGTTGTCGGTCTCCACATAGACGATCTCGGGACCGTAGACCGTATCGTCGTATTCGTCGGTCACAATGCCGTTGCCATCCGAATAGACGACGTGACCGAATGTCATGAGATCATTCAGCGTTTGAGTCCGCTCGATTTCTGCGCGGATCGCATTGCGAACACTGGAATCTTCATAGGTATGCATTACGCTGCAGCCTCCGGAACCTCGACGTACTCGAATACGTCCACATCGGAAATCATCTCGCTATTGGTGAGAATCATCTCCGCACCCTCGCGAATGTCGTACACAGCCATAGCGGCTGCATCTGCATTGACCTCGAGCGTCACGACGTGATTGCCGTACCCGTCGCGCTGCACATCGGAGACGCGCGCCGAGAAACCATAGGCATCGGTCGGAACACTTCCGATTGTGTCGGACAATTCGCGAATCATCTTGACCAATTCAGCCTTGGTCATCTTCATAAGCGGATCAGCATTTGTTGCCATTGTCAGCACTTCCAATCGCGTTCGGAGACTTTCAGCAATGCGTTCGCGTTGCATGTCAGATTCGGATGATCGTGCGAATTGCCGTACGCGTCATACCAGCGCACCGACTCGACATAAGCCCTATCATCGTGAACGTCCGTGACAATGCCTATCCATCGGTCCCTATTGGTTCCGATCCCTTGGTCGATCATCGGCGTGACCAAGTTCCCCGCGCTGATCATCGCGCACCCGCTTTCCGAATGTGCTTGCGGACGCAGGACACCGTAACCACGCCGTGCCGCTTGTGAATGGCAGGCGCATTGCCGTTCGCACATACCGGATTGCCTTGCGCGTCGGTCGTAGGGTCCTCACCAGTGCCACGGCACAGCGAACCGTTCGAGTAGAGCCAGTTGCCGCTAGCGTCGTCGAACGAGCAACCCTCCACAGTGCCCGTATCGCTCGCTACGGGCCCGTTGGCCATGGCGGAGGCGTTCATACCGCCGAACGTGATTGCGCCTGCCGTAGCGGCAATGAGGGCGAATTTGCGGACGTTCATTGTTCACTCTCCATTCTGTCGAAACTGAGTCGACCATCCGACCAACGGGAAGCGTCCCTTATTCGCGTCCCGCTGATCAGATTCACCGATTCAGGATGCGGCGTAGAACTTGCAATCCACGGTCTCGCCGTTGTGCATACCGCAGCAATCCGGAGTACCGAGAATGCGCTCACCGTCAGCTGTGCGCGCGAGCACTTCGCCGATGGCCTTGTCGATGGAATCGCCAGCGATAGCGCGGTAGTGCTTCAAATCGTCTTCGCCGATGTCGGGCATACCCACCATGCCCCACAGCGTCCGGTAGGCACCGTGCGCGGTAGTCGTGAGCGGAGTGGCCAGCGAAGCCAGATGAAAACCGATCAACGCTTCCGCTTTCGTCATCTTGCGGGTATCGCCTCCGAGTGCGACGCGCTCGAGGATTTCCCGCATGTGCGAGCGGCACAGCGTCTCGTTGGCCATGTAGTCGTTATCCGACTTCAGCAGCAAGAACGAGTGCCAGAGTTCGTCGGACTTGTGCGGGTGCCGTTTCTGAGCGCGTGCGATTTCTTCCTCCGCCCACCCCATGCGTTCGAAAACGCCCGTAAGGAAATCGGTCGTAGTGTCCAGAATCTGGGCAAGGGTATTCACGGTCATTTCGGGGAAATTCCTTTCAGCGGAGAGTGTTTTTGCCGTGGATGGACAGACAGTCCACGCAACCGACAACATTCATGTGATCGGTCGTAGCGATATCGACGGACTTACCGCACAGCGTGCGCAGGTCGGTATAGGTCAGATGCACACCGTTGGCGCGTGCGACGTATTCGGTATATCCGCCCCGCTTCGCCGTGGCGATCAATTCGGAATTCGCTTCCATGAGGCGAATGTGATCGTTGGTGTACGCAATCATGCGCTCGCTCGAATCGTCACCCTTGTCCATGCAGGACAAGTGCAGATCGACGTCACGCTGTGCGTTGTAGACGGCCAGAGCGGCACGTGCCAGATCAAGGTTGCTCACAGCGCACCCGCTTTCCGTGCAGCTGCATTGACGATCTGCGCGAGGGCGTAGTCGAAGCCATTGCCCACCACGTCATGCCCGTTCACCCGTCCATAGGTACGGCTGACTACTCCCGTACGACGGTTGGACATCACAAGCACATCGATGTGAGCACCGACGACGTGCAGGTCATCGCGACGGTAGTTGCGAACGTCCATGCCGTTCGCGAGTGCGGCCTCAGCGATCGAATCGATCAGCATTGCCGCTTGCTCGTGGTTGATCACTTCCTGTCCCTTCTCGGAGTGGATGCAACCCACCACGGACGAGACACCGTTGTCCCGTGCCTCTGCCTCATTGCGGAGGCGATCGTTTCGCCGAGTGGCGTGGTTTCCCGTGGTGGATTGCATGAGGAGAACGGTACGCCGATCCGCTGTTCTGTCAACCACGCCGTGACCTGCGGTTTTGCGCATGCCTATCTATCCGGCCCGCGGACGGTGGACGGTGCGCCGGCCTACCCCAACGGGCGCCAGACGCAGAGCGGCCGGCACTCCGGGCCCGCTCGCCGGCGCATACCCCCTCGATTTCGGCGACTCGGGCGAATCGGACAGATGGGACGGGGGGGACGAAATCCCCGGGGCCGGCCCGGCGTGAC